TTTCATTAATTAAGTCTCCTACAGCAGCTTTCAATTGGTTTGATAATGCTTCTAGTTTTATTAATCTATTTAATCCTGCTTCATATGTAGGTGATAGAACTCCTTTTACTATAATAGACAGAGGCCCTTATAAAGGAATGCCTGTTATACTTAAAAATATAATTAAGGTTACTCCATTTAAGAGTATAATAGAAGCAACAGATCCAAAAGCAAAAAGGAACTATTTATAGAATTAGTTAATGAACTTCTAAAAAGTTTCTATCTAAATTATCAATTCGCTAGATTAACTGTAAAAAAAGAAAGGCTGAGTATTAATTTACTCAGCCTATTTTGTTATGAGAGTTCATCATACTCTTCATAACTATAATAATCTTCTTCTGGCAATTCAGCATTTATAGACTCACCAAATCTATATGTATTTAGAAATAACCTCTGTGCTAATTCTGGAACAGGCACGTTTGCCCAAAATCTATTTATTTCTAATGCTGCACTTACATTATAAGTTTTACCAGTTGATTGAAGATTATGTATATCTTTTTTATACTTAGGATTACTTAAACAATAAATAGTATAATGCTTATTGTTTATAGTAATATATTTAGTATTATATAAAGAGTCTAACTGTTTAAACTTTCTATATCTATCTAAAGATTCCTTAGTATTAACACTACTATCATATAAAAGAAAGACCTTTTCTTCTAAAAAAGGTCTATTTTTATCAGTAGTATATGCATTTATATAACCGCTTTCTACAGTTAAATCATTCCATGTAAGATTATCATCTAATAACGGAACTATATAAATGCTAACATCATTCAAGCCTTTCAGTACCATCCCCCTCGTAATAGCTAAGAGTGTGCTCCCAGTTATTAGTTCGATAATGGTATGAAAGTTCTGTTAATGCATTGATAATGATAGTTTTTTGAGAGTCTAACTCTGTTTCATTAAACATATCGAATACTCTCACTTCATAGCTACCATTTGTTTGAATAGCAACTATATAGGCTTCACAGTCATAATCTGAAATATCAATATCTTGATCTCTCATATACCAAGTAATAGCTAATAAATAATAAGCTATTTGTCTGTAATAGCCAAATTCTTCTACAGAATGCTTAAAGTTATAAACATCTGAAGTAGTCTTTAAGTCAATAAGAATAATCTTCTTATTGACATGATCGAATATACATCTATCAAGTAAAGACTTGCAAGGTGCATACCAAATCTTATCTTCATCCATCTTAAGACTATTAGTCATAATAGGAAGTGTCCAGTTAATATGAAACTCATCATGAGATTCTACTCCTGGTATATCTGTTAGTAATTCTTTTGCTTTCTTATGATTATCAATGTTAGACTTAATTGTCTTTAACATATTCAAATCAGCAAAGGAAATTACTTTTCTGTTATCTTTTTCATTTCGTAATGCTTCTATATAGTCAGCATAACGAGTACATAGCTCTGTAGCTTCTTTTAAGACGATTTCAGAGCTTTTTGAATTGCTATATGCAGATTTATATGCAGCAATCTTCTTATCGTCTTCTATGAGCTCTAATGAGTTTGTATAGTTCTCACAGAAATCTTTTTGTTGTTTTACTTTAGGTACTTCATAATCTAAAATAATATAATCCTTCCAAAATTCATCTGGTTGAAGTATATATTCATGAATCATAGTACCCTTCTCTAATTGTGGTAACTTTAATCCTTCTTCTTTACCGTCGAGCATATTACGGAAATACAAAGGACCTTTCTTTAGAAACCAACCAATAGAAGAATTTGATATTCTCGTGTTATCTTCATAATACGGTTTATCAATTATCATGTTCTTCTTCTAAATACTGTTTGAATCGTTCAAGTCTCTCTTTAGCATCCTTACTATTCTCAATTAATTGAAAATATCTGTATGCTCCTCCTATATTACCTTCTTTAAGACAGTTAAATATACCTTCTTCATAACTCAATATATTAGAGTTATGTTCAGTATTTTTTGTAACATAGAAATCATTAATCTTTGTACTAAGTTTAAGGCTATTCCAAGCATCCTTAGTATAGTTAATTGCTTGCTTTATTAGATTCATCTTTTTCAAAGTTTATTGTTACTATTTTAAGTCTTTCCCTTTCAATATAACTATCAGTTAATATACTGCAATTATACTGATTAAGATGACCATAGGATATACCATTATGCCAATGCCCAAAGAAATGATGCTTATACTTACCGAAACAGTAATGTTCAAGCTTCTCATTATAATTAGGATTCTCATGTGTGATTAGAATATCACATTCAGGTATATTCTCATATGGACATTTATACTTATCATATTCATGATTAGTATCTTCAAATGCCCATGTTTGCCAGTGTATAGGAGCTATCCAAGGAGTACCGTAGAAAGTAACTCCTTCATATTCATAGGGTTCATCAATAAGAAATACTACCTTATCGTTAGTGAGTATAGATATCTTATCTTTGAATTGCTGAAGTGTAATATCTTTATCTAAACTATCATATAGTCGTTCGATATAGATATCATGATTACCAGGTACTACTATTACTTTCTTACAAGGAAGTTTATCTACCCAGTTTACAAAAGTAACACTCCACCATTTATCTGATTCATCGCTGTCTCTTTGAACAACTAACTCTACTACATCACCAGCTATACATAGTACATCACACTCAGGTATAGTGGGTAGGTTACCATGCAAATCACTAATTGCACATATTTTCATATTGCAAATTTTTTGTTAGTTTATATACTAATAATGTATAGAAAATTAACATCCTTTCAAATGTTTTATTAACTCATCTACTTGTTTTTGATTATGAACTATGTAAAATTTTACATCAATTTCACGTCTATACAAGTAGTAGTTAAATAGTTTCTCACGTAAAGGCCATGCCTCATTAGGATAGCCTTTACATTCGATAATAAATCCGTCACCTACGAAATCAGGTAGGTAAGTCATTGGACGATATTTCTTTTCTCCAAAAGTAAAAGCTGGAAGAAGTTCGAATCTGTGCTTTTCATAATCAGCCTTGATTTTTGCTTCTTTCAGCTTCTTATATGTATAGGTTTCAAGTTTACTTCTAAACTTTATACCGTCATATTCATTTGGAGTAGCGTTTTTTACTTTTCCTTGCTTCTTTGTACTTTTTCTTCTTACAAATAACATCATGATAAGACTACACTCTTACAATAAGTTATAGAATCATTCTTAGTAGAAGCTCCAAATGTACTTTTTAATGTAACAGGTTCGCCTTTCATAGCTTTATCCATTACAAATTTGATAATACTCCATGCAGCCTTCCATTTTGCATGACAAGCTTTTACTTCTCCAGCAAGTACTTGAGCAATATAGTCAACTAAGAATGCAGGAATACAGTACATAATGAAAAGTATTTTGACAGAGTAAGACAATATCTTACCTATATTTTTAATAAATTTCTTCATAAAGCCAATTTTTTATAGTTTCAAAATCATTTGCTTTAATAGCATCTGATATATCTTTGGCCTTAAACTTTTTATGGACTAATAGGCCTTCTAAGCCTGTTTTAAGGCTCATTTTGCGAAGATATTTTACACCAGCTTCATCTCTATCAAACATTATAATAATGCGTTTAAAACGCTTCTTAAGCTGTTCTAATGCCTTGTCAGGTATAAAAGTTGATTCTGATGATGGGCTTATCGCAGGAATACCCATTTCGTATAAACACATGATGTCTTTCATACTCTTTGTTATAATGAGTATATCACCAGTTTTAGGTAACTGTTTAAATCCCTGAATATCGTTTTCGGTCAGGTTATTACGCCACTTTGTATATTTATCTGCTAAAGGTCTATATATCTTAAAATGATTATATACCTTATAAGCATACATAGGATTCGTATCCTTGTAAATACCCTTTACAATACCATTACACAAATAATATTTGATACTACTTACTCCGAATTTCTTCAAAGTGGTAGTACTAATATTGAACTGAGACCAGTAATTGATGTCTGTTAGAGTAAAGTCTTGTCTTACTACACCAATTACTGTCTCTGTTGACGGTATGTATTGCTTAGAGCTAACGAGTTGCGTATTGTTAGTAATTTTAAGCTTATTAACTATACCATTCAGTATATCTGAATAATTAGTTAAACCAGTAAGTAACGAAACAAACTTAATTACATTACCGCAATCACCTGTGCCATGATCCTTAAACATTAACTGTTTAGTAGTCCTACTATAGAAACATCCAAATGATGGATTTTTATCTTTTCTAAATGGACTGTTATATATCATGCCAACTTTAAAATTACCTATATACGCTGAATATATATCATATTCTGTTACTTTAGATAGTATATACTCTAAAGTAATATTCTCTTCATCTTTTATGTTCGTAGTGTCATATAACATATGATATATAATTTTTAAGTGGAAGTAATGAGATTCGAACTCATGACATGGTCCTATCTATAGTACCTTTAAATCTATCGCCTTTTCTCGCAGGTTTATTCAGATTTATATCTCCTATATCCACCGGACTTGCTCTACCACTGAGCTATACTTCCTTATAAAAACGTGAGTGCATGCTATCCAGAATCTATGAATTTTGTAATTCGCCACCGCCTTTCACGGCTTGCATCGGATTCCTCTAAGAGTCATGCCACCGATGAATTACTCACATAGCGGCATGCTACTCACGTATCGCTATATTATGCCTAGCGTAGGCAAGCTGTTAAAAGGTTATATTAGAATGGCAAATCGTCATTCTGAGTATCTGCTACTCCTTTATCTACCTTATCTAACGGATTAACATCTGTTGTTTCCTTATCTGCTGTGATAGGACGAACAAAGACATCAATATTCAATTCTGTAATCTTACTTACTTGACCCTCAGGTAAATTCATTGGTTCAATGAAAGTAAATTTACAATAGTTAGGTAATGTAGTATAACCTTTATTGTTATAAACTATCTTTACTCTAAGTAAAATATCTTTATTTGCTGCATTCAGCAAATTAACAACCCAATTAGCAAATTCACTAAATGATGAACCTGCAAAGACGAGAGCTTCTTTAGGATAGAAACAGCTAAGTATCTGCAATATACGCTTTACTTGTCTATTTGCTCTATTCTGAAAGTCTTCTTCAGATTCCATAGGTTTCTTAGTAGACTCCCATTCAGTATGTGTCATGGTTTGTTCATCTTTCTCGAACTTAAATTCAGTAAAGATATTACCATTAATAGACTTATCAACTCTAGCACTTACAAATTTCACATTATCGTGAATACCTGCTTCTAAGTACTTATTTTTACTCTCTTGTATCTGGTTTGCTAATTCTGTACTATAAATCATAACTTAATCTTTTAAACTGATATAAAATACTGTTAAAAGTTACTCAGGCAAATATATTTTGTCCCAATATACCTTAATATCATTGTTTTCATCGCTTTCTGCAATAACAATGTTCTTACCTCTTAAATGAGGTGCTCTTGCTTCTCTAACGGAGTTATCTCCGCCTTCAAAAGAGATATGAGTTTCATTTCTCTTTCTATATACATAGCCAACAGCATCTGCTTCACCACATATAATATTAGCAAGTTTACCTACTAAGTCAAGGGACATTTCTGATAACTCTTCTCCTTCCTTATTAATCAACTTATCTCGAGTATGACCAATAAGTATAAAGTTATCACATAAATCTCTAAACATATCTATAACTTTTCTTACAGCTTGTTGTAGATACATATAACCAGAACCATTAGGCAAGGTTCTTACGTCATTTCCAGAGTAATTCTTACCCATAGGAGTTGCTCTATACAACTGTGCTGCATAGCTAAGACATATCTCCTCTAATCTTGAGGCATTGTCTAGAGTAATATATTTGTATGGTTTCTTACCGGTCTGTTTAATTTCTTCTCTAATTGCTGTAGCAATATCTCCTAAGTCTTTTACAGACCTAGCTTGTACAGCAAGAGCTTCGAGGAACTCAGAACCACCTTCTAAGTCTACGATTAGATTGTTATCTAATCTAGACGCTAGAGTGGTTTTACCGGCTTTTGGTTTGCCAAATATAATTAAGAATCGAGGATTCTCTACTTTGGCTTTTACTTTCTCTTTCGGTAATACAATCATAAAGCTTTAATTATATTGTATCCTCTGAGAATGTTTTGGTAGTTTCTGATAGTTTGGATATTTATTTAGAATAAACCACGATTTTTAATCTTAATCGTGATATCAATAATAGTCTTTTTAGTTTTCGGTTTCAAATGGTTCAATGAACCAGTTGCAATCGGGATGATATCGTAACCAATCTGTACGAAGTTATCAAAAATCTTAATCGGTGTACCGAATTCATCTTCAAAGTCGTAATCCTTCTTAAAAGGATAATTCTTCTTAGCATAAATATCAAGTGCAGACAATGCGTTAAAGAATTCTTTTTCAAGGTCAAAGTTAATGCTACCATCAGCAAAGCACTTGAACGGACATTCTGCACATTCCTTAGGCAACCATCCAATGTTATGAGTCTTACTCAAGCCAAGAGTAATATAATCACCAGCACCAGCATATTCAATGCCATAAGTGCATTTAGGATAGTCATAATTACTTTCTACTGTTAACCAAGGATAAGCGTTAACAACACGTTTCATCAAAGATTCTTTGTAGATATCTGCAGTTTTATTGTTTTTCGGTAACTTAAATGTATATGTTTTCATAATTTTCAGCCTTTTTAATTGTTATTACTAAACGAAATCTTCATCACTGGTTCCTCATCTCGTATAGTCTCAATTAAGTTATTGTATTTCAAATCGTTATCAAACTCTAATATCGCACATTCTCCTGCATCCCTATTTTTAAGTATATGCAAGTAGGCTTTATTCTTCACTAGTAAACGATTTGGTCCATACTGTTGTATATTGAGTAGTTCCGGTCTGTGGATACATATAACATAATCAGATGCATGAAATATAGTATCAGCGGAAGATATATCACTACGCATTGGATAATGCATAGAGGGGTTATTAATTCTTTCAGGACTCTCAATGTTTCGATTCATCTGTGATAACTGAATTATAGTAGTATCAGGTAACTTCTTTACTCTGATAAATAGTTTCTGTAAATCTGAAATCACTTGCAGGGCTGTTTCACGAGCTTGACCTTCAACAAGTAAAGTATGATCAAGTATAATCACAAATTTTTTGCCTTTAGCTTTATTCTCGTAGAAATAGTTTATAGTAGATGCTATATCGTCAACAGTACCCGGTGTATCTACATAATATATCGGATATGATTTTATTTGTTGAGAAGTTTGTTCAACTTTAGCTAATAAATCATCATCTAATTCATTATTAGCACTGTATAGCTCTGCAGTAGTTTGCCTTAGCTTACTGCTCATTTTTCTACCTACCTGCCTAGAACTTAACATCTCAAATGAGAAATTAAGTACTATAACATCCTGTTTAGAATTTAAATCTATTAAATCAGTTTCAAGCGTATTCACAAATGAAGATTTACCACTACCAGATATACCTACTATAGTATATATCGTATTAGGTTCAATACCACCCATGCAGGATTTATTGAACTTATTCCATCTTGTACGTAGTGAAATAATCTCATGATTTTTTCTTCTACGTATATACTCTACTGCTTCATTTGTAGCTGAAGATATATGACGGAATGGTAGCGTTTTAGATAAGTTCTGTTCCATAATTATAGTTATCTATGGTTGAAGGTTTATCTAATTTCATTTGTTCATCGTAGGTCTCCCACTCATGTTGAGTAAGCCATTTCCACATAGTTTTCATATAACCTATTTTGCCTGTTCGCATTTTATCATCTATTTCGTACCTCAGACAAGCCATAATATGATTATGCATTGCTTTGGATTTACCTATGATACGGTTATATTCCTTTCTACATTTGTTTATATTAGCTCTTAGAAAGCCTTTTGTACCATCAGGCCTTGTAACATAAACTGGAAATTGGTCATAAAATTCATCAAACATAGTTTTATCTTCTTTTAGAAGTTCAACCAATTTGCTTGTTTTATTTATGACTTTGGTATCTCCATCATACTGGATAGAGATTAAACCTAAATGCTCTAACTCTCGTATTTCTTCTTCATTAACTAGGCTGAGAAGTCTCTGAATGTCTTGATTGATTGTTTTGATATCACTCAATACGATAGTTAGGAATACTAATTGATTAATAGTTAGGTTGGGTATTCTATCTAAGATAGAAGTATCTATTTCTAAAATCATATTCTCATATTTAATATGAGCTTATAGTTCTTTGAAATATTTTGGTAAAGCCTTTGTTAATCCCATAGGCTCAGTTGTAACGGTTTTAAGTCTCGGATTATCTTATAGGCTTCATAAATATAATACCTATAGTTAATCTTTCTCTCTTCAATTGGTTTATCATCGAACTTATTTAAAAGAGTAACACCAGATGCAGTAAGCATATTCTGATATGACTTTTCTTTTGCAATATAGCTTTGTCTTCCTACATAAGGTTCATAGTATTCTACTACTTCACCTTCTGCATGACCTGTATATTTCCATTTCCATAAGTATCCACCATTAGTAGATGCATAGAAACGATTAGTTCGCTGTTGTTCTTGGTTCATGTATTCAACATGCCATTGTTTACCAGTTTTCTCAGACATTAAGAATTTACGTATATCTGTACATCCTTTTATAGTGTCTTCTACTGGTATACCATCTACAAAGTACTTTATAATAGCTTCAGGTATTATCTTTGCAGATAATCCCTTACCTAATAGTACTTTAGTAATAAACATACCTTTTGTCTTAATTAAATCAGGATTTTTAGTTTCCTTATATCCTTCTTTAACTGCAATGTAGTCATTAATTGCATATTGGTACATAGCTTCAAAACGCTCTTCTTCAAGAGTAAGTCTTGTAAGTTGTTCCCATTCTTGACAAATCTTGTTAGCCTGTTCATATATACTTTTCTTAAGTAATACAAATAAACCATCAGTATTTGCCTGGACGATTCGGCATCCTATTTGTGTTAGCCTTTCAGCTAACATTAGCAATAATAACTGTCCATTTATTCTAATTTGCATTACTGCAAAAGGACTATAACAGAAGTTATGTTGATTTTGTAGATTACCTGACAAACCATTCAATGCCAACTTTAATGTCTCATTCTTCACTTTATCTCCATTATGCTTAGCTTCTATTCTTTCATCTTTAATTTGAGAATATACTTCTAAGAATTCTGGACCAAGATGCTTAGGATAGAACTTATATTCTATTAGCATACTTGGATATAGTGAAGCAACATCAATATCTATTAGCATTTCGTCTTCTTTAGGAATAATGATTTCAGGATCATTTTTAGAATGAATCCCTCCTACTCCCACAGTATAGCGCAAACCATTAAATATGAAGTTGTTTTCGTAACCTTTCCTACCAGGAGATACTATCTGACTTTTCATATCATCTAATACTCTTTGTAGAATAGGACTATCATACTTAATGAACGGTAGTATTACATCCTTTAGTGGTATATAATCCATTGGTGATCTTAATCCTTCGATATCCCACCAGGTTAAACCTGTTTTCTCAAGATACTTTTGAGTTAAGATCTTCATTCCAATGTTTACACCATCCTTACTAAGGACTCGTACTCCATATTCATCTTCAATAGCTATACGTAAATCAATATCTTTCTTACATCTATTTAAAAGCTCTGCAGTTGACTCTATATCATTGATATTATAATCAATCATATTGTCAAAATCTTCTAATGGAAGAGGTTTACTCCAATCACATACAAATTCTTGTACATTAGGATATTGCATAGTTACTTGGATTTCTTTCAAACCTACTCTAAGTTTATTAGAGTAAAGCATAGTAAGTAAATCAAAAGTATCAAACCAAATCTGATACTTCCAATGTTTCCAAGCTTCTATATTATCTTCTGTAGAAGTAGTAATAGTCCTACTTAAGTTAAATATAGAACTACATATTGTAGCTACATTATAACTCATGAGTTTATCTTCATACTCTATAATATAATTTACTATAGGGTTATCATAATGCAGATTATTATATCCACAGAAGATAACCTCAGATTTTATTTCTAAATCTGTAGTATAAAAATCACCCCATTTTATGTAAGAGTCTACTTGTTTAAAGAACTTTACTAATTCTCTTAGCTGGTTCCTTCTTTCAGAGATTTCAAATTTATATATTTCTCCTGTTTCTGTATTTTTAACAGAACAGTGAAAGATATTTTGAAATACTTCAATATCATATACATAGACCTTCTTGTCGCGTATAATCATATCAAAAATATTAGTTAGATTCCGTGGTCAGACTCGAATTGACACAATCACACAGACTTACATTTTGCTGCGGCTCTAACCTCTTCTTAAGCTACACGGAAAACAGTACCATTTCAGTTCTGGTACAAGAACTTCATGAAAAAAAACGAAGAATTAAGCTGCTCTAAGCATAGGCTTAATTACCTTACGATAATAGCTACGGCTAGATGCTATATCGGCTGTTCTTTTATCTTTTCCTTTACAGCCTCCAACGTGCTGTTTTCTGTTCTTATTTCTATCTTCATAGAATGATAAGAATTTCAAGGGACATTTAGGTTTCTCTAAACGAAGCCTTGCTTCTTTTTGTTTTGCTAATTGTTTAGCTTTTTGTTCTTTGGCCTGTGCTTTTTTCTTTGCACGAAGCTCTTTCAATCTCGGACTTAACCAGTCTTCTGGCTTTTTGTCCTTATTCTTTTCTTTATCAGCTACACTTTGTGCTAAGCGTTTATCACGCTCATCTTTCCACGCTTTATGTCTAATTCTTTTAGCTTCTGCTAATTTCCACTCTGTATAATTCTGCTTTCCCATAATCTTGATAATTTTTTTAGTTAATAATTAAGCTGCTAATAACGATTTACCATCATAGTAGATGATGTTGTTATCACCTTCTATGTCTTGTACAGTAATACCGGCAAATGAAGTATCTTTCTTAAACTTCTTTGCTTCTATTGCTGCTTTCTTTTTGGCATCGTCTCTTGTAAGTGCAATAAAGTAGTCTGTTTTGAAGTCATAGACACGTTTTTCATCGTCACTACGTCTTCTCTGTACAGTATACTTGAACTTACGCTTGTTAGGCTTTTCTTTAACGGCTAATTCAGCCGCTGTAAAGCCTTTTTGTTTGCCTTCCTTACTGGGTAAAGGCTTACGAGCTTCTTCTTCAAATTTAGCCTGCATTTCTGCAAGTTTAGCCTTCCTACTTGCTAATTCAGCTTTTTTGGCTGCTCGATTAGCTTTCAACTTATCCTTTATCTGCTTTGTAGTAAGCGTAGTAGGTTTAGCTTTGACAAATAAGTTGTCTTTAACTATACGAGTAAATTTCTTCTTCTCTTTACGGGTATAGTTCACAGTTGGATCATAGCCTGCTTTCATAAGAATTTGTTTGATACGTTCTTTCTTGGACTGTACTATAGCCTTATTTTCCTTCATAGCTTCAATAGCTACTTTGGTAGGCTGTTGTTTCTGTTTAGAACTCCAGGAGTTCCATTCTACTGTTTTCCCGTCTTTAACTACAGTTACTAAAGACGGACCGATCTCGAAATCCCTTGTAGTTTCTACTGGACAATGTTTCTTAACGAACTTGCTACCTACTACAATTCTGGGATAATTGCGCTTTTTAGCTTTAATTGATCGTTTTTGATTTCTTAAAGTTTGTCTCTTTATCTTAAAGTTCTTATTCTTTTTCATAATCTTGATAATTTTAATGGTTATTTACTAAAGCCTTTTATTGCCGGCTTCTTTTTCTCTATCTCATAATATACTATGATAGCTTTGTTATTCCAACTTACTGAATCTATGGTATTGTTATCAGCAATATCTTTGAGAATAGAATTTACTCTATTCTCAAATTTACTGCTACTTTCAAAAAAACTTTTACGTATATAATATACTTTTTTCATTTTTTTATGCTGCTAATGATAACGGTGCTTCTTCAATACTGAGTTCTGCACCATTATTGAAGTCTTCAATCTTCTTGTTCAAGGCATTTATTTCCAGCTGTAATTTAGCTTTCAAACTACTAATATAGGCAGAAGTTAATTCTTCTGTCTTATCTAAGTTTTTCTTGCCTTTAGCACGCTTAAGCTTAGGATCAAGAGTCTTGATCTTACTTAAGTGAAACAACTGTTCTTGCTTCTCTGACAAAGTAAAGATATCAAGATAGTTGTTAGTTATTGGTAACTCAGAGAACTTCTTATAACCCATATTGATACATTGTAAGTACAATTTCAACAGGATACGTTCTTCTGCTTTTGCTTGGATGTCAAGAATCAGCGCCTTCAAATCAAAGTTACGCTTAGCTCCCGTAGGGATAACATTTTCATTCTTGATAATATTCCAGTATTTAGTAATCTCATTACTAAGTTCTTTACGATGTGTAATAATATATTTAGATGTAATTGATTTCATGTTCAAGTTGATTTTTTAAAGTTAATACTTGACCAAATTACGTCTACTAGTTGTAGTGCTGGTGAGACTCGAACTCACAACTCTCAACTTAGAAGGTTGATGTTCTATCCAGTTGAACTACAGCACTATATTTAAACAGGGCCAATTCACCCTGTGAAAATATGTTGTTTTTATTATAATATTCCAATTCAAATACTATACTTGTTTAACCTTGCCTAATCGTACTGGTACGACTACGCCTGGTCTTATTTCAATACCAGCAAACCCAAATATGTTGTCAGAGACAACAAGTTTGCCGGTTAGACCTTTCTCTTTTGCGAATTTTTCAATAGCTTCTTTATTGATATACTTTGAGTGCAGCTCTCCGCTCGAAGCATTCCTCATACTATCAAATAAAATATCTACAACACAATCGAGATCTTTGTTTTTAATTGCTTCCTTCAGTAATGCTTGTGTAATACCGTCAAAAGCTACATCGTTTCTAGTTCCTCCAGAACCAGTTATTGCATCTGCAATACGTATTGCTACATCTAAAAGACTTACCGATTCATAAGTATTTAAAAGCCGTTGCCACCATAAAGGCCCTTTGCCATAGTAAAAGAAGACCTGACCATCCTCTCTTACAGATACTGCATTAGGTGTTACTTTAGTGCTTCCGTCCCAACTCTGAACTTTAGCTAGTATAGTAGGCTCGACGCAAATAAGTAGTCGCAGAAGCTCTATTCTTACTTTAGAAATTCTGCTCATAGTATTGCTTATTCAGTAGTTTCTTCAAGATTTACCTGAAGTGTTACTTCTGTTTCGTCAGTAACTACACCACACTGCCGTTGATATTCCAACTGCATACGGTCAGACTGATCCATCGTATCACGTACAGTCTCACTGAGTCGAATGAACTTGCGAGACAAATCCTCATAGAAGTTGAGGATACCCTTGTTATGTATCTTCAACATATCGTTCAGCATAGGCAATTCCTCTGCTGCAAAGAACATTGGTTTACTGTTCTTCTTACCAATACGTTCGATACATTCAGCCACGCTCTTCCGGTCAGCCTTACTGAAATCAGGCTTGACTAACGGGAATACAAGATTCGGGTCGTTGTCATCCGGATTCAACATGATTTTCGGTTCACCATCTAAGTCCTTAGCGATGAACTTGACATCTAAAATGTCAATGGCCTTAACAATGAATACATTTACTTCTTTCCGTAAAGTATTCTTGTCATTGAGCACATCTTCCTTCCATTTAAGGTCAGGATTCGTTGCTACTACAGTATAGATTTGTTCACCAAAGAACCGTCCATACTCTTTTGCAGTTGCCCGATAACGAGCCATAACTTGAGCAGCAGTGCTCTGTGTTCCTACTAATGCACCAATAGAAGATGCTGCATTATTTTTATCCATAAGAATGTTTCCTTTCTGAGTCCGTGCTTGATTTCACCAATACGAAACTCTCTTAATTTTTAATTAATACTTTGTTAATGCTCTCCACCTTTCGATTATTTATATACTAAAGTATGCATCTTATATCATACCGCTTTACTAAGCTTTGAAATTTTAGTAGTGAAGTCAATCACATAATCTACTTGGCTTACTTTGAAAATAAATCGAAATAATTTATGAGAAATACTCTGAGAGTTACTTCTGATAATACTTTGGTAATTTGAGCTTATCGTACTCCAACGGATAAGATTCAATTTATACGATGCTTACCGCACCCATCACCCTACTTTATATCATGTTCTCTTGCATAAGTATTGTACAAGCATAATATATCGAACTCTTTCATCAGCAACTGGTATGCCTAGGAGTAATTAAGGATTACAACATTCTAAGCGAATGAGGGTCGTTTCTGTCGAGAAACGTTACTAAAACACTACAAGCTGCCTAATTTTTCAAGACACCCACTTGACCTCTCGGATTTCTTATTTATACTACACGAATACGAGGATTTCCACCTCTCATCAGCATCATAAATACCGGTACTATCTCCGCTATTGCATGAGAAACCTGAGTATATAGACAGTATACTCTTATATTTATTACTTTAAATCTGAATCAGCGTTCTTCATACATACTAAGTTGCAATTAGTACTTTACGAAGTGTCAATGTCAGCGATAACGGTTGGTAGTCGGGGTGGCGACCTGTCTACTCACACTACTCTTACGAATGGTAGTCTCAGCGTTTACAGTTCCACTGAACTTCCCATTTTATTAAAGATTAAACAATTAAAGCTCATTTATTCATAGCTGGCTTTATTCAGCGTAGATACATTAGTAAATACAGCATAACATCTTATACTCATAACCTAATGACATAGTCTTCTGTATCTCCTTAGTTTTAAATACGACTATTAATAACAACAATTCTGGCGTGAACTGCATTATATTAAGACGAAGTTTACATATCTTGAAACTTATAAGCTCTGCCGTTTTTTAATAGGTGTTTTCTCTGCGTCACCTTAGTGTATTTTTGCTGCATAATATGACTTGCTAAAGGTCACTGCATCTAGAATCAGGGTTATCGCGCCCTCAAACCGCTTAGTCCATCTGGGACTAGTCATTCCTCATTCAATTATACTCACACGAACGACTAAGCACGTGAGTCACTTCAGTCTTGAAAGGCTGTATCAATCTCATATACATCACTCCTACTTCATCCTTGGAACATTGCGTATCCACCTTCACGAGGACCCTATTTACCATAAGGCACAGGATTGGCTCCTGCTCCACGATAATCAGTCAAGTTTACATAGTGTGTACCATAACACGGTTACCCTTACATTAGTATCAGTAATTTACTACCTTCATAAGCACAAGTTCCAGTATCCACAATTGCATACTGCATCACAGCTGATGTGTGCTGAACACTATAGTTAGCAATCTATTTTTCCTTTCTGGGCGTATAGTTACGCTTTTGTTGACCGATTTTGGAGACCGGTGGTCGCGTTTCTGCTATCTCTTTTTTTCCATGAGTTGGCTGCTTCTTAAGGTGAAACTAACCTTTGCCTCTCAGCTTTACCTATCCTTTCCAAAGGGATAAGTCAGGAACCCTATTGCTCCTGTTTCATCATCGTGTTTATACTCCTTTTTGATTCATATCTTGATAATACATACGAGTAATATAGAAGATTTCGTTCTCCTTGCTTGCTTTGTAGTTCAGTGTGTCTTCTCTTAAACTACGAGTCTTTAGTAACAGTAATCGCCAATACGGTTCTCATCATATCGTTACTTATAGAGGGTTATGCACTCTGTCCCCCTTTTACCTTCCGTTTTTCAGACGTTTAGGCCTATCATCCTACCTTTTGAGTAATCTCACAGTGTTAGCTGCTAACATATTCTCGGATCCTGTATCTTTTCGGGCCATAGAGAAATGATTCTAAGCTCCCTAACGGGCGCGACCAGCATTATTATATGCTTTACCGCATGACTTCCCTGGAGTGATTTACGCTATAGTTTTGCTCCTCTCGAACTATGACATAATTATAGGTTTTTTAAGTGGTTATTGTCATCAACTATTTTCCACTGAGCTTTTCTCTTCAGCTATTTTTTTTTCATTCTGTTCTGGTTCTAACATAGTAATTTTACCTGTACTTAGGCAGATTGTTGCAACAATCTTCTTACCTTTACAAATATCTACGAATTTGTTCTTTACATCACTACTACTGATGTAATCAACTGGTTCCATGATACTTGCGTTAAATCCATCCAAACATTTACAAGCATTACTTACAGACAAACGTAAGTACTTTTCAGTATATAAGCAATTAGCTATACTATCTTTAGTCTGATTATTAATAATATCAGACTGGTCTCCTTCTACTATGAAGTAAGAAGATTGAGATAAGATAGAACTAAGTTTACATCTTGCTTCTTTCATATCCTTAATGATACGAGATAATCGTATCATTTGTTTTAGTATAACTAGATTACTTACCATGAGAATTTACTTTAGACAATGGGGAAATAGCTTTAATACTATCTGGCATAGTACCTACAGATTTAATGTAGGGATATCCAGAAGCTACTTCTTTTTCTATTGTTTTAGTTCTCCACTTAACTATTGGTTTTGGTTCACCAATAGTCTTTACATTCACAATTGCGTCTGTTGTTCCTTTCACGGATACTTCTAATGTAGATAGGTCTACTTCGACATCTATCTTATCGACAGACTTACTCTCTTCACTATTAACTATAGGAAATTTTGGCATTTCTATAGGTGAAGGAATTACAGGTGCTGCCTGTACTACTGTGACTGTCTGTCGCAGTCCAAAGCCAATTATGCAACTGGCGATGAACATGCCGACAGCCGTAATAAATCTAAAATTCATATTGATTATGCTATTTTAGAGAATGGTTAGTCTTTATACCCTATGAATTGTAAAAACTTACGCCACATGCTTAATTTTTTTTTTCATCGGCGGGTTTTTCTTCCTTCTTTTCTGGGTATTCCTTCTCTACTGGAGAAGTTATTGATGACTGGCAGTACGCAGCAAGACGAGAAGCTGGGTCACGATACAGATTGATAATCTGACCAACTTTCAGACGAAGTTCATCAGGTGTCGGGCTTTCATCTTTACTGAAGAAGTTAGTCTTAATAGAACCTAATACCATTCGAGCAATCTTTCGATCATTCTCAAGCTGGTTCTTCTTAGATTCTTCTACTCCTTCGAGATTGATTCCCCAATCTGCAAACAACTTATCAATATACTCCTCGCCTAAGTTCGAGATAATGGCTGAAATAGCCTTATCTGACTCTGGCGTGAGTTCTTTATTATTCTTCTGTTTCAGACGGAAATTCTCGTTGATAAGAGCGCGTACAGTTTCTGCAACTTGTTCTTCACTCCATCCAGCTTTCGTCAAATGGTTGTGAAGTACTGAGTGTGCCATACACGGAGAGCCAGTCTGTGAAGTATACACATATACTGAGCTTCCTAATCCCTTAAGTAAGCTAACAGGGTTGATACGGCTGAATATTTCATTCATCCAATCACCTACTGTCATCTCATCTAATGCTAACTTCTTGTCAGCGTTAGTTTCCTTAAGGCCGCGTAAAGTACGATACCATTCTACGGTGTTAACAATGTTTGTTGCTACATTTCTCTCTTTGTTGATGAGGTAAGTTAACGCTTCGTCAATTTCCTCATCTGTTGTGATCTTATTCGGATCAAGCTCCGGTACTTTAGTAATAGTCTTACCAGCATCTTTTGCTAGTTCTTCTGGAATCTCTGACTTGTTAAAGTCAATAGCCAGTTGACCATCATCACTACCTGGTAATGCTTTAGCTGGAGCTAGTTTAATACCTAGCATTTCAGCCATACCTTGCAACGGCATGAGTTGATTTGCATCAATCATCAGTTGCAATTCACCACGTTCGCCACGGTTGAATAAGTCTTGGCGAATATCGACAAGGGCAAGCAGACTCACTACATCAATCGTACGATTGATGTCTGCGTATACTTCAGGATAGCGTTTGGCAAGTTCTTCGTTGTTAGCGTAACGCTGTTGCATTACAAATGCTAACATAGCCTTTCCGTCTACTGATGAAGCTGTTGAACCTACAGGAATACCTGCACCAGTTATTCCACTTACAAGCGATGTTGCGCGCTTGAGAGCCTTTTCTTCAGGAGATACTTTCGGTTTGTCTTCTGTAACTTCTTCAGGAATGATAGTAGGAGTTTTGTCTTTCTTCTGCTTTTGGGCGCCGGACTTCTGCTCTTTCTTCTGTTCCTTCTGTTCTTTCGTCTCTCCTTTCTGGTCTTTATTGGTTACTGTCTGTGCAGCTACTTGAGGCTTCTTTTCCTCTTTCTTGTTCTCCTTTGTTTCAACTTTCTCAGCTGTCTGCTGAGCATTCTTGTTATTTTCTTTTGCTTCTGCTTTTGCAGCTGCTTTAGCTGCTTTCAATGCTGCCTTTCTTTCAGCCTTAGACATTTCTTTTTGTGCCATAATTCTTGATAAATTTTTTGGTGGTTAATAATAATTTTTTTACTTTCAGTCGATAGAATATTTAAAGAGGTCAACTATCATCCTCTATTGCTGGTGAGTCACGCCCGTTAGTATAGATATTACTAATCAATGCGTCTGATAACTTTAATTTCAATTCTGTCATGTTACTCACAACCCCAGATAGGCAATCGGTAGTACCTTCTGTCACTGTACACACTAAGCTTTGTGTGCATGTAGAATTGAAGTCATCAACGGTGTTGACTAGCTGAGTAATGGAAGTAGTGTGATTGACCTTCTTAGAGGTTTCTATTACTTCCTTACTCAACATACCTACTAACAAGCCAGCTACGATGCAGGAGATATAAATCCACCACATCTTGTCACTGCGAAATCCTCTCGCAAAGACGAATGCTACTAATAGTAGCACAATAATCCAAATTGCTGACATGTTTGTAAATTTTTAGTTTAACAATTGTTTTAATTTCTCTCTAGCTTTATTAAGCTGAGATTTTACTTGGCTCTCTGAGAGACCCAATTGTTCAGAAATCTGTTTGTAAGACATATTCTGAACAGTACGTAGTTCGAGTATATATCGGTACTTATATCGAAGTCTATTGAAGGCATTTGTTAATCTAGCATCTGTTTCATTGAAGATATAGTTATCTTCAGGCGAGTAGTCGGCCGAACTTCTCAATTGAACAGTACTAGTGTCATCATCTAGCCAATAGTTTGCATTCTCCTTTTTAGTACGTCTAATATAATCAATACTACTATTTATAGCTATTGTTTTTAACCACATCTCAAATGAAATGTTGTTAATATAACTATCTAGCTTAGAAAAAGCTTTAGTAAAAGTAACAGATAATAAATCATCTGCTGCATCTTTATTATTTACAATACGATATATAGTACTGTATATAATTCGATTATACTTTTCATAAAGCTTTGTGAAGGCACTTTGTTTGCCTTCTTTCGCCTGTTTGATCAGATCGAAAAGCTGTTGTCTTTCTTCATCTGTCATAATTACGGGCTTTAGTGTGGGTTATAGTCAACCCAATGACTATAACCCTAGAAAGGTAATTGCAATATATATCTACAATACCACTCATTCCATTCATCATAGAACTTACGGAAAGTATCCCATATACATTCCATGAACTCAATCTTCAAATCACGAGTAAGTACTTCAATAGGTAATTTGTTTACCATACCACAGACTATTCTTATTCTTACTTCAAGAGTAGTTTTAGAAGCTATGCCTATTTGCTGTAGTATTTGGGTATCATACCATGCTAGTACTTTAGACAATGTTTGTTTTTTGAAGAATTTGTGGAATTCTGTTTCTCTTATTTCCTTGTTTTGTATTCTTAAAAATACATACCAGGACGGTCTCCAATTTATCTGATTATATCTTATTGGACATTTATTCAGATAAGTATAAACAGTAATACTATTTACGACCATTGCGACGTACACTATTAGCTATTCTAAGTAATAATACGTTTATTTGCGCTAGGCTCCAGTCTGTTACACTTAGAATATAAGCTTTTGTAGCTTCAATTCCTCTGCCGTTTATAGACATATCGTTTATATAGCGCTCTGTAAATGCTTTCATCATATCATTACTGATATCTGGCATTTTTGTACCACGAATAGATTGCCTATAAGGTGGTAATGGGCATACTTCTGAGTATTCATGCTCGAAGAACAAGAATGCATCTGGATTATTACATACATTTTGTATTTCAATTGAGTCCTCAGATAATATTGTAAACTTACCTCTTTGAACAAGGTCATTCATAAGTAATGCAGAAGTAATTCTCAAACATGGTACTTCTCCAACTATATTGGCTAACAATTCATAGTTTTCTCCAATAATACGGTAGATTCCAGGATGGTTTAGTTTCATGACTTTTTGTTTATTTCTTTTTGAAAGTTATTTACTACTCCTGATATTGCAGACATACTTAAGTCTGGATATTTATCTAAGAGTTTACTTATCGCTTCAGATTCTGAGCGAGATTGATTAAGGATACTGATAAATTCAGTACGTTCGGCTTTAGAGTCAAACCAGGCAAAATATCTTATACGCATTGCTCTTTGTAGTTTCTCGCTTTTATTTCAAGTTCACGAAATTTTCTCTCATCTTCAGAAGTCATTCCGTCTACATCAATAAGATGTAAGATTTCTGTACCTCTTTCTTCCCAGAAGAAGAAGATGTTTCTTACTTTAGAAATACCTTCTTTATAGTGATACCTGTTCTTGTAACACTGTGGCACGACAGAGTTGATACGCTGTACCAATTTCTCTTTCATTCTTAATTCCCTACTAGCCTTGTCTAGAGGTTCAGGAAGTTTTTCTCTGATAAATTTTATTAATCCCATTTCAAATTAATATTTATTGATTAAACTTAATTTAATTTTGTAGTAAGTAGGAGACTCGAACTCCTTATCTCTTAGTAAAATCTAAGGCTTCACTACCATGCAAAGCTTACTTACTCCACTACTATTTTTTACGTATATTGTAGTATATACAACCTATTTATTACACACGGGGATACGATGTGGCTTTTTACGACATTAGCTTAGCCGTTGATTACTTACGCTACTAAGCGAGTGTAATCTGTTACATAAAAGTTGCCAGTTATGGCTTTATTGACCTATTCTATTTCCTCTGTGTCGCTGTCAAAACCATAATGCCCCGATTGCAGCTCAGTTGCCATTTGTGCTATTTCACACATGAGGAAGAGTTACCCATCACAGGAGCTGCTACTGGTTCGAGTCGAACGAACATAGTGGAGCATACGGGAATCGAACCCGTGTCCAAACGACGATTCAATAGACCTAACAGTCAATGAGTTTATAAGATTAATTAAAGTATAACTCACGTGCAGAATTAAGCCATCCTTCCAGCTTTATTATTTAACACTGTTCACAGCACTCTCTACAGGTAGGCCTTCGTTATGTTATACAATACTCCTGCTATTTTTATAATTAATCTTATTAGTGGGTATATAGCCGACCAAAGCTATATACCCTATGGTCTTGAGAATGGTTAGTTCTCTTTATTACTGATCTTGATGATACTCGAATAATGATATATGACGAAACATATATGATACAAGATACACATTATTCAGTCTGATTTGATATCTCGACTAAAGCAGTTCAGTACTATTACTAATACGGGACAATCTTATTGTCGCGATCTCAGACATATGATCAGTAGTACACAATAATTCCACACTAATGATACAAAGATACGTAGTATGACCTGTTAATTCAGGTCTTTGTGTCGTCCAATATACTTTCGGCCCGTAGGGCACTATAGATATTCCTCTATAAACACTAAACTTGTTTAGATACAAAGATACTCAAGTTTGGAATCTCTTTTATTTTAGTTTTTTAGCCTGATTAACCGTTACGGCGGGGAATCAAACTATTCCAGCGATAAGACCAGGAATTGGGGAAGATTTCGTCAAGTTCGTTTTGAGACTTGTCAATATCTTTGTCAATTTCAATGAGGTCCTTGTCAAACTGCTTCTTCAGTGCTGGAGCTTCATCATTCCAGGCCGTAACTGGCTTCTTACCACTCTTCACTTCTTCTGCGAGATTGTGCAAGTCCTTCATATAGGTCTTCATTCTCTGGTTCACGCGGTTACTACGGCGTAACTGCAATGCTGCGGACTTCTCAGTGTATTCACACTTTTGAACCACGTCGATGAGTTCGTTCGTAAGTTTTTCCTTACGGCGCTCGGCAATCTTTTCAGCTGCTTTCTTTACTACGTCATCGGTTACTTTGTTCGCGTTAGAGATAGACTCTTGAATGTCATCACTCTCGTTGTTTACATCAAAGATGTTCAATTTGTTTTCTTCTGCCATTTTGATAAATTTTTAAATGTTTGATACTATAGTTATTAATCACGAAATAATTTCTATGAAATTACATTTTTTAAAATATCTTTCTCTAGCTTCATATACTGCTACAGTGATATTTATAGGATAAACTTCTATCGGCCTATATTTCTGTTTCTCACACCAATACATTGCTGCTTCAGTTGTGAGCTTCCCAAAGTAAGCTACAGCTCTAATTCTTTCTTGAATATTCTCTGTAGCATTTATTTTAACTAAGGGATTGGTTGACCTACCCATTGTGTAAAGATTCTCTACGTTCTTTGTTCAGCCTAATTTTGCGTTGGCGATAACTTTCTCTCTCACCTGCTTTTATAAGCTTACGATTACTGTATGATTCTTTACGCTTGTTAGTATTCTGTGATATCAATATAAGATATCTACTAACACGTTTTTCTTCTGCTTTCAACTCATTTTTGAGTTTATTAACAGCTTCTTCACATGCTTCTATGTAGTCCTGTCTAGGATTCTTCTCTAGTTTCTCTAGTCTAATAAATTCCTCTAGGACTTTTATTCTTTTAGTTTTAGTCTTACTCATTTTTTGATAATTTTAAGATTAAAAAAGAACTATCTTGCTTATTCGTATATCTTATTCGCAAGTAACCCATATCCTTCTTCTGACCTAAGCATTATGCTTGGTTGACCGTTGTATAGTCCATTGTACTCTTGAATAGTAGTTTAGCACTACTAAACTTCCATTAGGGTTTTGGTTATAAATAGTTCTAGGTTGACTGAAATCCACCATACTAACAATTTAAATTAGTAATATATAACAGCGGGCGGATACTCTGGCGGAATATCCTCCTTGGACTGTTCAAGTTGCATTCTGAGTTTACACTCATGAGTACATTCACTACAGTTGATTTTATTATCAAGTGTAGGACATTGATTAAGTACAGATAAAGGCTTAATTATATATAGGGATTTACTTATATAACTATCTAATTCAGCTATACAAACTTTTAATAAATTGGCTTCCAGCGCTGGATTTACTTCCATGACTTCTTTCGATTATAAGGCTCCATTTTCTTATGTTTAGGCTTCTTCTTGAAGTCTTTCTGTTGCTTTTCATAATCTCTTTCTGTTCTTGCCATAACTAGTACAGTTTAAGAATAGAATTAAGTTCTCTGAGTATCTCTGGAAGTTTTGATAGACCGTAGTTATGCAATACTACTTTTACTTTAGAAGCTGAATTCTCTGGAGTATTGATAACAATGCGTAATACTCTATTTGTAGCTTGGTCTTCTTTATTAAGAAGATACTTTAACAATTCCTTACGGAATAGTTCTTCATTCATCAATGATGGAGTACCAATTTCATTGAGAATATTGCTACAAAGTTCGCTTACAGCTTTTACAGTAGCTGAAGAAGCTTTGTCAGTATTTGCTACAGGAGCTATTACTACTTTTTGCAGTAAGGCTTCTGATACTTCTTTGTCATCTAACACAGCAGCAGATATATCTTCAATCTTCGTACTTGTGTTGTTGAACACTAATTCAGCCATTTTTCTGATGATTTCATCATAATTCTTCTCAGGAGCTTCTCCATGGAAGGTAATAATAATTGCTTTCATTTTACTTTGATAGTTAATTAATAGTTATTGTAACAGTTATTGTATATTCATCTAATTCAGTATGAATATCATCAGTAGATAGTTTACTAATGATTTGTAGTGGTGGATCTACTTTAATTTTCATGTCTGGATGAGATTTACACAATGTTCTTGCTTTACTTAAGGGTATACCTAATATTTTAGTACAAGCAAGCAAATTTGCTAAATAATGGTCTGTACCGAATTTTATTTCAGTAAGTTTACGACCTTCTTCTACTTTAATACGAGGCATTAGTTCCCTCCTTTGTTAATTTCTTTTTCATATTACTTAATGTTTTAAATTGTTAATATTATTGACGACGACCAGGATACTCTGGATTTTGTTTTAAGTTAGTATCAACTAGAAATTAAAAACATAGCTTATGTTCGTTCTTTCTTAGAATAAATAGTATCTATTCTAATCACATTTGTTAATAATAAGATAACAACACTTTGTTTCTATGACTCTCTCTATAGTTTTAACTCATAAGCAGGATTGCTGTCAAACTTTCCTTATTGGAGTACCTGATTTTAACGTCTGCACGATTATAAACACAAATACGAGTATCTCGGATATTACCCGCTATTGCCGTATTCAAGGGAATAATATACGATATGCATTTACTTACGCCCCACAGGTTTGTCATCTTCTGAAGATGTATACTCTATCTTCACAGACTGAGTATACTTAAAGATACTACCATTAAAGATGATTTAGTTACTTTATTCTCTCTTTACGAAAGTAGTATCTTTCGTATTGTCATAAGTGTTAGATAATTTATCTAATGAGTCTTTATAGTGTTGACTTCTAGCTCCGCTCATTACCTTGTTATAAGTGCTTCTGTTCGATTCATATATAGTCACAATGTCACTATTAGACAATGAAGTTCCATGTTGCCTTAGTATATCTATTAAGACAACGTCTGGCATTGTAAGAAATACACTGTCTATGTGCATGTAACGTTTTGTGTCTTCTCGAAACTGAAGAACTTCCTGTATTGTAGGTACAACTTCAGTATAAGCTGTGTCAACACAAACTTGTTCTACATTATCCTTTTCAGGATTGATGAGATTGCTAACCTTATCATGACAGATAAAAGTTAGTGCGCTAGCAACTAACATTCCTAATAGAATTAGGATTGTTGCTAAACTCCAGGCTATTGCTGAGCCTCTTCCTCTTGGAGAATCTTGTAATTCATTTTCCATTTTTTGATAAATGTTTTAATAGTTAATAAATATGAGAACTTAATCTATACCAAATATATATTTCATATACAATGGTTTAAATGTTTTAGCTGCGTATTCTGCTGCATCTCTGTTAATGAATTGTAGATGATTACCGACATCAGCATAGGCAGAACTAACGCCAAGGTTAGAATCCAGATTGAATAAACCTGCATAAGAACCTTTTTCAATTTTATCCCAATCAATATACCACCAATTGTACCATGTTTCGATTGGTTTGTTTTGTTGGTAGACTGGTATCCACGGTTTGTTTCCATTAGCAATAAAGTTAATTGCTTCAGTGATAGTACTCAGCATGATGTGTAACACAATATGCTCATCTAACTTCCTGCGCTTATCAATAGGTTTTTTTACCTAATACAGCGCAAGCACTTTTGTAATCTTTTACTTGTTCGAACATAGTTTTGATTAATATTTGTTTAACATTTTGGATAACTGTTCAATTTGATTAGATACTATATTAAAACTAACTCTATCTATATTCTTTATTGACTTAGCTACTAATTCTAAATCTTCTATAGATCTTCTGATAGATGCTTTAATACCTACTCTAGTAAGAGGTCCAATAGGTACTCTTGCTCCTAATTCCTGTAATTTTTTGTTTCGAGCTTCAATAGCTTCAGGAAATGTAGCAAATGTTCCCACTTGGATATTTTCACCATTGTGACGTATTATCACACGATAAGGCTTACTCTTATTATACCTACATAGATATATATACTTTTGGCTTTTACTTCTTGTCATTTTATAGTATCTCCTACAAAATAAGTATTATAATATAGATAATCTCTAACATATACCTCTTTAGTCTTTTTACTAAAAGGGTTCATGAGTTCTAATACATATGTATCTGAGTTTCGTATATACTTATTAGTCACAATATAGTTTTTATATTGTGCTTTGAGTTCTACATAATTATAATAATCATAGTCTGTGCAATATTTACTTATTGATACTGCTGCTATTAATATTATAATTAATATAATTAAAAACTCACTAATGCTTGTGAGTATACTATTTGAATAACTTCTTCTTTTTTCTCTTGCTACCCATGCTCGAATTGATTTCTTTGCTCTCATAATTATTGTTTTTAAGTTAATGAATGTACTCAGAGCGGGAATCGAACCCGCACGATTGTAATAATCATCAGAGTTTAAGTCTGAAGCGTCTACCAATTTCGCCATCTGAGCATTTAGTTAATGAATTATTAACAATCTTATTATTATTGAGATGAATGCTGTTACTCCGCTAATAATGCTTATTATAAGTAATGTTTTAAGTACGTTGGCTACTGTTTTTGAGTACGGTGCTCGTATAGTACAAGCTGTTATTATCATTGAGAATATACCACAAAATACAGTAATTAGTGTTGCTATTGTTTCTATCATAATTTATTGATTAAATTGTTAATAAAAAGTAAGGCATTAGTTTTCATAGGTACAAACTGGAAGATTTATTTAACCTATTACTTAACACACTCGCCACGTGAAGGCTGCCTTATGAGTGCAACTAGTATACCTATATTCACATATAAATATACTAGCAATACTACTCTTAGTATTCTACAAATCCATATTAAGCTAACGGAACATAATAAGTTGAGGACTATCCTACGCTTAGGACTAATAAGTATAACATGATTCAGAAGTTCACTATTGCATTAGTATATGGAAGGTTGTTATACTGCATGATTTTAAAGTCTGCACTAATACTACTATAACCGACTCCTTGTACTAATAAAAATTAGTCCGTCTCCTTGTTTATAGATAGATATAAGCCCCACATGCTTGTCAAGGATTCTCACCTTAAAGAACTCTCTACCTACACACGCTAACTCTTAAACGTCTCGAGCCTGTGATTCAGTAGAGAGTTATTTGACACTTATTGTTCAGTTAGTGTCAGACTGTCAAGCACCTCATTAAGCCTATCAAGGTAATAGCTTATTCCCATCTATACTTGCTTTGGTTAGTTACTACAAAGGGCGCACTCACAGCGAACCTAACTGTGCCCTTACCACGTGGTTTTACCTATCATATCTATTTGTGCATAATAAATATGATAGCTTCTTTGACTCTGCATTTTATATAACTGATAGTTACTTAAACAGACTTGTCACTGTCTACGGTAGCATTAAAGAAGAAAGTATAATAATATAGTCCTTAGCGTTACCTAAGTCTTTATAAGGGCATACCTAACTTATATTATTATACTTTAATGTGGTTAAGCTATGTTTCACAACATATGTAGATAATTTGCATTTCATAGAATAATTACTTTGCGAATAAATGTGCATTTTACACCTAAAACTTACAAATAGGAATTCTCTACTCTGGCGTTATGACTCTAGAAATCAATGTTGTAGTAGCTAAGCATTTACAAGGATAGTCCTAAACCTATTTGTAAGAAACTGGTGCCCTCAATGTCTTGGGATTGTTACACAACTCCGTAGCTTACGCTACTCCGAAGTTATTGAGTTTTTTAAAGTAACAGACTATTCTTATTCCCGGTCTGTCAGCGGTAACACGTTGTCGGTCTCTGTGTTAATAAGGTAATGGTTGACCTCCTTGTGGCGCTTGTGTGAAGGTTGGTTGTTGACCTTGTGCTGTAGGAGCTGGAGCAGGTTGTACTACTTGTCCTCCAACTATTTCAGGTTCTGGAGTAGTTGGCATAAGCTGAGGAGCTTTATCTTCTTCAGCTGGTATACAATAAGCACTGAATGCTCTTTGTCCTACTTCTTCAGGAGAACCTCCACGTATCCATTGTTTTTCTCCGAATTCGTCAATGTAATATTGACAGAATATACGTAATGTGGTGTAAAGAATGGGTTTTCCACCTTTCGATACAAGTGAACCAGCTTTGATTGCTTCAGTAGCTGGTCGAGTTGCTGTTGCAGGTCTTGCTGGATGGTCTGACAGATGTTGTTTGTAGAACTTCTGTGGCGGACACCAGTCAATCCAACATCCTGTTACATACTGTAATTCTTCAGGAATTGGTTGGTCTGCTTGTGCTGTTCCTCCATGTTGAATTGATAACAATGGGGTAAGCATGTTTACAATGGGTTGAATGAAACAAGTAAATGTTTGTGGTTCTTCCCAAATACACATTACATTCTGAAGCTTAGCGACTACATATTTAGTGCCTGCATTTTGCTTGCCTGCTTCAACTGTTTTGATTAACGGTTCGGTTAATTTATAACGTGCCATGACATGATACAATTACCTATACATTGTGAGGTTTTTTGGTGATTGTTAAATATAGCTATATATTACTTGATGAGGTAATACATTAAAAAAGGAGAGTGTAAGATTTAGTGCGTGTGTTTTCACATAAACAACTGCTTAATCCGAAGCCTTATTTTTTAACGGTCTTAGACCTCGGCTTGGTTTTTCATTAAGTTCTTACGTCGATGAAAACACTATACAAGTTCCTCTTTCACTTCTCCCAATGGTTGGCAGCTGTGCCTGATTTGCCTCCTGTGCGCAGCCTTTGTGGCAATACTGTGTACTCAGTATCTGTTCTTACGAATACGTTTGTACTCTTCTACCATTTCATGTAATACATTGTTAGTAGTTACAAATATAGTGTAATTAGCACTAACAGTGGCAGAGTCATATAACTCAGGATGAGATATTATCTTGAACGACTCTTTGAGTGTTGCAATCTCATTAGGGAACAGCTTTCTATAAGGATAGTAAGACAGCATGATTAGCCAATAGCCGATGTATAGTTTGATTTTGGACATATATAAAGTTTTTAAAGTTAATAATCAGCAAAAAAGGGAAGACCACATTGTGGTCAATCCCAATTAAACCAAGAGTCAGCATACTCCTCATCACTGTCAGAAGGAGTAAAAATACAATCTGATAACATAAGCTTATGAATTACAGTTAATAATGCAAAGTCTGGCAGTAGTAGCTGATTTGTATCCTGTTGCTAAAGTATAGTAACACAGATAACAACTACCCGGGGACTTCCCGATTTCTAACAGCGGTGGGGGATTTGCTGGTGGGTATTCTACACGCGCGGGGGTATACTATATAATTATTTTTCTACACACGCAGACTTTCTTTATAAAAATTTTTTTGTTAAAAATTGTTAAAATATTGAAGTTAAATAGCCATAATTGTTGTTAATAAATGTTAAAGAAATGGTAACTAACACATAGTATGAGACGTTTATAGGGGAGTAAGAGGGGTTACTAATACAGACTAATAAGTTCTATATCATAAGTAAGCCATTATAATTACTCTTACTTTAGATAACACTATACTTAAGATAATACATATGAATAAAGTAAATAAGATAGATAAGGCTTACTCTGGTAAGATAGTATATCATGGTAATAAACCATATCAGTTAGTACCAGAGTTGAAGAAAGGTATGTGTGAAGGTTGTAGTTTGTATAATAGTAGTTGCCCTACTAGAGTTACTGGTTACTGTACTCAAGGTTATATACTTAAGAAGATTATACTATGACAGTAGAGTTAGATAGAGATGACTTAGTAAATCTTATCATAGGATGCAGTGGTCCTTATTATACTATAATGGATAAGTATAATGAAAAAGGATTAAATCTAGGTCATTATGTAGGTGGATTTGTAGACTCTTGGAGATGGAACGATAAGTGTAGTTTTAAAGATTTAAACGAAGACCAACTTTGGGAGATATACTTAGATATAAAGAAATCATGGAAGTAAAAGAAATAATAGATAAAGTATATGAGACTATAGACAGTCTATACGAAGATGGTAAATTAAGACCTTATATGAGAGTATATGTAGACAAAGATATTATACCTGAAATGTTTAAATCTATAACTGGTACTTACACAGACAACAATCCAGATACTTATATTTTTAAGTATAGAAGTACTTATAATACTGATATAGAATTTGTAGGTATTGATAGTAAAAAGATACTAGAATATTATCCTTCAAATGAAGGTTTGAAGAATATTTACAGCAAGTTCCTAAAATTCGGTAGTATTGAAGACCTCGACAATTTAATTCTTCTTTATACCAACGATATAAGAAAAAAGGTGATAGACTCTTATATAGAAGACGGGGAAGATGAAGAGATGGCTCAATTTATAGTTGATTACTTTGAATATATTTATGGAAAACGAGGGGAAGAAGAATGATTTTCAAGACGGTAAGCTGAGATGGGATTTGCTGCCTTTAGAAGAAATTGAAGATATAGTTAAAGTATATACATCTGGTGCTAATAAGTATGGTGAGAATACTTGGCAATTATTAGATAATGGTTATCAGAGATATAAAGCTGCAATGTTAAGGCACTTACTTGAGTATGAGAAAGGTAATAAGGTTGATGAAGATACAGGTTGTCAACATTTAGCCCAAGTAGCTTGGAATGCAATAGCTATGCTTTACTTAGATAAACACGGAAAAGGAAAGGAGATAAAAGAATGAGTTTTTGGTTTGGTGTTATAGTTGGCATACTTAGTATGTATACTATATATAAAGTTAAGGAGAATTTAAAGTTATGACGTTATATGATCCAGAATTAGCTGAGATAATAAGGAAGGGTACTCCAGTAGAGATACAAAGTAAATAGTTTATAATAGAGCCTTCCAGGGGTGGTAGATGTAATGGCTGTTACTTTCAAAACCAATTGAGATGTCCAACAAGAGCTGTTACGTACTGTACTTCTAATGGTGGTAACATACTCAAAGAATATGATAGATAGAGAAGCATTGGCTAAAGAGTGGGAAAAATTACTAAAAGAATTTAGTAAAATACAGAGTAGGATTAAAGCCTTAGATTTAGCCTTTAGATCTACCACAGATGAACTAGCTGAGTTATACTTAAGAGAAGATATTACTGGACCAGTAAAAACTTGTATTGAAGGAATAGACCATGTTTTATTTGATCTAAATCAGAAAGTATACCTGGTCAAGAAAGATAAAGGCATATTACGTTTATATTCTACTGTTAGTTATAGTAAATATATTAACATGGAAAAGGAAACAAAACGTAATTGCTAACGTTATAGTAATAAACCAAGTTTGAAGAATATGAGTGACGAAGATAAGATATTAGAAACAGTCTTAAACAGACTGAACTACAAGTTCCTTAAAGATGTTCTAGTAAAACCATTAGAACCTATAATGGTTACTAAGGAATTTACAGAACAAGTTCCTACAGGGGAAGTAGATGAAGAAGGCTTTAATAAGTACGAGACAAAGACAGAGACTAAAGAAGTAGAATCTGAATATGGTACTGGTATTGTATTAGCCCTTCCCACTTGTGTAGCAGAACCTGAATTTAAAGTAGGGGACAAAGTAGTTTACAATAAAAAGTTCTCTAAGGACTTTGATTTATTCAAAGATAGTCAGTTAGTCAAACCATTTGATGTAATTGCTGTTTGCGAATAAGAAAAAGATTTAATTTCAAGCATAAACGCCCAACCTACTTGAAAAATAAGCTTTTTCATATAAAAAACATATTTTTAAATATTATCTGATAGTTAACCCCAGTCTCACGCTGGGGTTTTCTATTATATGTTAATGAAATGTTAACAAATGTTAAAAAGTATTAACAGTCTATTAACAAAGACGTTTTAGTGTCATGGAAGATAAATGTTGGCTATTAGCAATACTGATCGGAGTATTAGTAATGTGGGCCTGTAAAAAGTTAGAAAAATGATGTCAGATTATAAAGTAATTAAAGATTGTGGGTTACTTAAGAAAGGTGACCTATTGTTTTGGAACGGAATGGAAGAAGCATATACTTTAGATGAGTCTAAGGATGGTTGTGAGCGTTCCATCATGATCAATGATAAGCTTGCAGAGGAACTGTATAACGACGGTTATTTTACTACAATTGCTACTGATAAGTCAATTGTTAAAGATACTGTTGATTTCATTGATAATTTAATTGAACAGTACAAGAGTGATTTGCTGGAAGTACAGAATAAATTTGAAAAAGGTGAAGTACAACCTTGCGTAAAAGTAGAATCCGAAACAGTACTGTACAATTTGATTAAGTTGGCTAATAGTATTAAAGGTAAATTGGAGAATGAATAAATTAGTTAAAGGTGTCTCTAAAACTGATTTATACAATGAATTCTTGAAAAGCCTAAACGGTATATTAGATCTTACTGACAGGGAGTTACAATTACTATCTACATTTATATAGTTAGATATAAATACACCAAAACTCCCTAACATCAGTAAGAATGTGATAAGTACTGAAAATAGAAAGTATATCAGAAAAACATTAGGTATTACTCCTGATAACTTAAGTAGATATATAACTAAGTTTAAGAATCAAGGTATACTTGTCAAAGGCAGAGTAGAAGATGAAGTAATGGTAAATAAAGCTTTAATACCAGAAGTAATCGGTGATAGAGTACAAATAACAATAGTGTTAAGATTAAATAAAGATGAAAGTACAATCAACAATGCTTGAACCAGGTTCCATTATAGTTTGGAAAGATTATAATTTCCTTAAGAAAGCTTGGTATGGTCTATGGAATAAGCATTTGCCTTACAATAGGTTTACTCTTATTACTCAGAAAACGGAGTTACTAAGTATTAATGGAAATTTTGATAACGAAACAGCAATATACGAACCTATACATAAGTATAGTAAATTAGAAGCTAATAAACTAGCTATAATAGCTAATGACTTACATTACTCTAGTAATTGGTCGGATATAGCAGATGTTATTAATATAATTAGACCAAATACTATCAGTGGACCTATTACTCTAAATGAATGTAGATATTATAAAAGAGTAAAGTTCAATGAAAGATCAACCCAGTATATATACTAAACTAAGTAATAAGTACAACTTACCTTATTAGATCATCGAAGTAATATGTAATAGTCCTTTTAGGTTTACTAATGAAGCTATAACTAATTAGGATAATAAACCTATCAGATTTACTTACTTGGGTAAAATTAAATTAAAGAAAAGATATGAAGAAAATACTTAATACATACGATCCTGTAATTTATCCTAGAAAGCTATGGGTAGCTAACTATGCTGAAGGTTTAGATAAGAAATTCGTATTTTGTAATATAGAAGACTTTAACATAGTTAATGAAGATACCTATAAGAGCTTAGTAGAAGAGTTTTATGAAGAGTATACTGCGGCAGTTACAATACCAGTACACTACAAAGCTACAGGAGAAGCAGGTGTATTAGTAGTTATTTTTAATCCAGATAATCTTGAGGATGCAATAAATACCATTGCTCACGAAGCTACACATGTTACAGATTACATGTATGATTCATTAGGTTTGTCAGCAGAATGTTTTCATAGAAATGAAAACTATGCATATTTACTTGGATGGGCTGCAGGCTCTATAAGTAGTAGTTTAATTAAATTTAAAGAAGAAAATGACTAAAGAAGAAAGCATTGCAATGTGGAAAGTAGAGAAAGCTCATACAGACAAGAATCTACTTACAAAGAAAATGAACAAACTCTTTGACTTAGTAGAAGAGTTGATTATGAATGGAGATCTTATGTATGATCAGTTTAGTGGTGATATGCTAGATGAAGTAACTACTACTATTATAGAAAATGGTAAGAATGAAACTAACTTAGATAGAGCTGCACAGATTGATCTTATATGTGAGAGATTATATGAAAAATATACGAAGCAACATAACAACTCAGAGTCTGGAGAAGGAGATAATGGAGTTCTAGCAGATAATACAGAAGTATCAGATGAATCCGGAGTATGTACATCCGAAGATACCTCTGACACTAGCATAGAGCATACTACAGAAATTGAGTAAAGAATATTATTTGGGTTACAGAATAGATTAAAAATTAGACATTATGAATAAATATATTTTAACTGAGCAACGTGCACTTATAAAGCTTGATACAGAAACACTAAAGGTCAATAGTATTGGTGCTTCATATAATGTAGGTTATATATGGCTTATCGAAGAAGACGGAGTTATTACTTACTTTGACAAAGAATACGAAGTAAAAGCAGGTAATGTAGTGATGTTGATGTATCGAATTGGGGATGAGGAACACGGTGATATCATTGTAATTGATAACAAAGATCTTACTAATCACTACGAACGTAGAAAAAAATACTACGAAGAGCAAAAGGTCAGAGAGAAAGCTAAAGATTGTTGCTGTGACTGTGAATGTGTATCTCAAAGTTGCTAATTATGGATAAATTATTAATTGATTAGTATGGTACTAAGACTCTGTATAATACAGAGACTAATTCCATCAAAACTACACCCTCAGACTTTGATGTTAGATGTGCATTCTTTGCTGAATAGGACGGACAGATAATTACTGAAACCGAAGTAGTAGACTATAATGCAGGTGATTTAATACTGTACTTTGTACATTGGAACGGTGTTGATTATGACACTAAAGCAGTAATATGTACTGATATAGTCGCTAAGGATGACATCAGCAGATGGTTCAAAAGTCTGACTAAGAAGACCGAATCTAATGAAACTATTTGATATTCAAGGAGGTAAAGTAATTATTCATTCAGATGCTTTAGGTATCCCGTGCTTTAAGAAAGTATGGGATGCTGATAAAGCAGATAAAGAATATGCTACTAAAGTAATCAGTTATATAGTACTAATGAACAAATGGAATAGCCCATATGTTCAAAGTATGGAGGCTGAAACTAGAGAGCCCAAACTCAAAAAGGAAATATTTGGTGATGAAAACTACCAACTTACTGCTGAAGAAATTAGCTGTGAAAATGACTATAAAGCATTCTGTCATACTCGTACGTTGGAGATGCTTGATAACATGAGATTAAAGCTAGATAGTATCAGTAAGTATTATAAAGAGTCCCTTGACGATACTCTTGATGAAAAGAAAATTAAAGACCTATTAGCTGGTATGACATCGGTAGGTAATGTACTTAAAAGTATTGATACTCTAGAGAATATGGTTAAAGCTGAAGAAGTAGCCATAGGTAAAGTTAAAGGTGATGCCAAGATTAATCCTTATGAGTTGGCGAGATAATACAGCAAAATGCAACCTAATTTAAACAACACGTTTAGAACAATATAAAGATAAATTATGAAAGCACAATACGATATTACAATTGATTTGACTAAAGGTCAGGAAGAATTCTGGAGACAGATTGATGAAATAGACAATATTCTGAAGCCTAAAAAGGGTTTATGGAGCGGAATCAAAGCTTGGTTCAAACGATAATTTTGATGGCCTAACGTGGGGGCTTAATACCCACGTAACTAACGGCGCGTGATGTACGATAGCATGGACGGTCTCTAAAACCGTGTGGCCTCTGAAGCCGACCGGGTGGGTTTGACTCCTACCGCGCCGACCAATTTTAAATCTTGAGAGTATGCAAGGTGTATATCAATTAGGACCAGATAGATTTAAATACTTAGCTGGTCATACTATCGCTGGTAATAAGGTTTTCTTCATATACAGGGAAACTGACCTAAAGGGTTTACTAAAAGCGGTAGAAGAATTTAAGAAATAAACTAAGTGAAGTATGGCGCGCATACAACGTAACCACCTGAGTCCCTGTCTAATTCTAGATGTAGTCAACACGCAGGTCCGAATCGTAAGTCGGGGAGTTTGACGTAGTATCTCCTACAAACTACGTGCACTGTGAGGATTTGGACATATTAGTACAATTAAAGAATGAGGATGTCTATTAAATGTGTTAATATCGCTAGTTCGATTCTAGCCCTCACAACCATGGAAAAGTTAAGAGATAAAAACGTACTTATTGAAGTACAAGGTAAGAGTTACTGGCTTGATAAAGAAGCCTACGACAAGATGAAAGAATGGGTAAAAAAGAGAGAACTTGAATTTCCAAAAAGATGGTTGACTTTAACAAAAAAATAATCAATTCAAATAAATTTCGACAACCTGCCTTGTAGTTTCTAGCTACAGGGCATTATTGTTAGTATCCTGAAGGTACCTCGGAATACTTCAAATACTGGGACGAAGAACAAGATAGATGTATTAATGGTTATACTGCTGATGATGGCGATTTCATCAGTGGCTATAACTATTTTTATTTAAATTACTGTCCTATATCCCGTATTGTTAATCATATTACTACTGATAAAGATGGCAGTACTGTAGTAAAGCGTATAAATGAAGTTAGTTTTCCAGACTTCTGGGACTATGACTATTACTATTTTAATGCTGTTCAAGAAGCAGAAACAGTGGGTAAACATCTATGTCTACTTAAATCAAGACGTAAGGGTTTCTCTTACAAAGGTGGTTCTATGGCATGCCGTAATTTCTATTTGATACCTAATAGTAAAACATTCATATACGCATCTAATAAGCAATACTTAACAGATGATGGTATTCTTACTAAAGCATGGGATTACATGGACTTCATAGATAAGAATACGGCTTGGGGTAAGAAACGTAGTGTTAATACTCAGATGCGTAGACGAGCTGGTTTCTATACTAAAGACGATTATGGTAATGTAATAGAAATGGGTTACAAGTCAGAGATTATCGGTGTTACTTTGAAAGATAATCCTGATGTAGTTCGTGGTAAGAAAGCCAACCTTATTATGTTTGAAGAGGGTGGTTCTTTCTCAGAATTAGGTGCTGCATGGCAGATTGCTAGACCTTCTGTAGAAGTAGACGGTATAGCCTTTGGTACAATGATTGTATGGGGTACTGGTGGTGATGAAGGCTCTGCATTCGAGACCATGAAAGACATGTTTTATAACCCAGACGGTTATAACTGTTTAGGTTTTGATAATATATGGGATGAAACAGCGACTACTAACAAATGTGGTTTCTTTGTACCTCAGTATACCAATCTAGATATACGTGATAAAGATGGTAAGCGTATATACATGGATGATGATGGTAATACGTTTAAAAAGAAATCATTAGAACATATATTAGCTGAAAGACAAGTAGTAATAACTAATGCTACTAGTAATGCAGCTGTAGACCGTTATGTTGCAGAACGTCCCATTACTCCGGCTGAAGCTATGCTAGAATTTAATGGTAATATATTCCCTAAAAAGGAATTACAGGAATAGTTATCATTACTTAGGACTAATAAGAAATTATAGAACCATAAACAAGTAGGAGACTTGATTCAACAACCAGATGGAACTATTAAATGGGTAATTAAGAAGACTGGAGATATAACTCATTATCCATTAAGAACCAAAAGAGATGAAGTTACAGGGGCTTTAGTAGGTGATGATCCTACTGGTTCTATAGTAATATGGGAACACCCTAACAAAGACGCTAGTGCAGGTCTTTATATAGCTGGTATTGACTCATATGATTATGACGAATCAAGTACCACATCTCTTGGTTCTTGTTTTATATATAAGCGTATACAATCTATAGAACAATATTCTGATATTATAGTTGCTGAATATACAGGTAGACCTAAATCAGCAGAAGAGTTCTATGAGAATGTAAGAAAATTATTGCTGTATTACAATGCTAGAGCAATGTATGAGAATCAAAATAAAGGTATCTTTGTTTACTTTACTAATAAGCATTGTGACTACTTACTAGCTGATTAGCCTGATATTATAAACGATATTGTTGGCAACTCTAAAGTAAACCGTAAGAAAGGTTGTCATATGAATAAGTAGATTAAACAATGGGGAGAAGGTTTAATAAAAGATTGGTTAAATGATGAGAATTCAGCTGGGAAAAAGAATCTATATAATATAATGTCTGAGCCCCTACTTGAGGAATTGATTGCTTATAATGATGTTGGTAACTTCGATAGATGTTTAACGAAAGGTACTTTAATCACAACGGATAAAGGAGATGTACCTATAGAAGAAATATGCATAGGAGACTTAGTATTAACAGACAAAGGCAATTATAAACCTGTTACTTGGACAGATAAGCACGTTCATGACGGTAATATCGTAACTCTACAGTATTCTGGAGATTATTAGAAATTAATTTGTACAGATAACCACCCTATCTTGGTTAAGTATACAGATAAATTATCGCATAAGTTCAGAAACTTAAACAGTCTAAGAGAGAACTTTCTAAGAGCAGATCAATTAAATTATAAATATCAATTTGCACTAGTACCTAAGAGAAGTATTGAGAGTAAACCAAGAACTATAAATGACAGGATGTTATATTTACTTGGATGGATAATGGGAGATGGATATTGCAAACCTAAGAGTAACGAAGTAAAAATAACATACTAGTTAGATCAACTGAAATGTGCAGAATAGTGTAAACAAATAATTGAAGAATTTGACGACTCTGTTCCTTGTAAAATAGTAAAAGATAAATCTAAAAACTGTTACAGATTATTTGTGTATTCTAAAAAATTACATAAGTTAGCAACTAACTTTGGTTGTATACCAAATAATAAGAAAATTAATTACACAGTATATAATAATCATGCGGATCTAATACCGTTTGTATTAGGTTTATTAGAAGCGGATGGACATTAGAAATATAATGTAAATTACGACGGTAGTAATAGAAACGCTATAGAAATATCTACCATTTACGAAGAATTATTAAGACAAGTAAGACAGATATTAATTGATAATGGTATTTACTCTACTATTAGAGAAATAAAGCCTAGGAATGGTAAAAAATAGGTTAATTTACAAATAAATGGAGAGTATGTTCATAAGTTATTGGATTATTACTCTTATGATGAACCTAATTCTAGTTACCCGATATTTTCGTATAAGTTTAAACAAATAGAGTATAAATATACTAAATCTGTATGCCTACAGGACAGTAGAGGTTTCTGGGTGCCAATTAAGCTATTAGAAAGTAAAGAAACTACTGATACTGTGTATAATATAGAAGTACAAGATGACCACACTTACGTTGCAAACGGTATAGTTACCCACAACTGTATGGCTCTAATTCAAGTAATGATTTATAGAGAACAGCTCTATAATGTCAAAGTAAAAGAAATAAAAAAGGAGAATAGAAATAGGGTATTATTTGAAGGCCCTATCTTTACTCAACAGTGGTTTCATGACGATGAACCTACTGATAATATCGAAGCATATATGTTTTAATTATGAAGAATATTAATCAATTTCCTTTGTAGAGATTACCTATGTCTAAGAAAACATAGGACTGGAAAGAGTCTTGTGTTGACTATATTATAGGACATAGTCAAGGTGGTTCTAGAAATGGTAATACTAGAACTCGCAAAGAGGAAATGTAGACATACTATGACCTTTACAATAGTATATATAATGAAAAGGATCTTAAGTATGTTACTAACCCCTTTAAACAGCAAGATGGTTTCCCTGCAATGGCTTAGGATTATAATATAATTAAGCCTAAAATAGACCTATTATTAGGTGAAGAAACTAAAAGACCATTTAATTTTAGAGTAGTACGTACAAGTGATATAGCTACTAGTGAAATGTAGGATAAAGCTAAACAAATGCTTATAGACTACATACAAGCTACTATCATGAGTAGACTAGGCCCTGAAGAACAGGACAGATACCAAGAAGCATTACAATCAGGTGAAGTAATGCCACCAGAATAGATACAAAAGTACATGAGTAAAGACTATAAAGATATAGCTGAGATAACAGCATATCATAGTCTAAACTATTTGAAGAACAAGTTGAATATTACTCATGAATTCTATAAAGGTTGGAAAGATGCTCTAGTTGGTGGTGAAGAGATATACTACGTAGGAATAGTAAATGGAGAGCCTCATTTAGAGAGAATAAATCCTATTTATTTTGACTATGATACTGATACATCTGATCTTGAATTCATACATGAAGCACAATGGTGTTGTTATGAGATGATTATGTCTGTTACTGAAGTATATGACAGACTATATGATAAGATGTCAGAAAAGCAATTGAATGACCTGCTGGACATGATGGATGATAGTTCTAAAGGTGGCATAACCCCCGAAGTAAGAAAAACATCTTTAGACTATCCTCACATCAAAACTCATAGTATTAATGGGTTTGCTGCTAATCCATTTGAAGAATCTAATAATGTGCACGTATGGCATTGTTGTTGGAAATCACTTAAGAAGATTGGCTTTGTAACAATAATTAATCCAGAAACAGGTATGCCTGAAGACTATCAAGTTGATGAAACTTATAAGGTAACGGGCAACGAAATCAATGTAGAATGGAGATGGATTATTGAAGTTTGGGAAGGATATAGAATAGGTGAGGATCTATATGTCGGTATAGAACCACTTGAGTATCAACATGTATCAGCAGATAATCCTAATTCACAAAGACTGCCATATACAGGAGTAATATACAATAATACTAACAGTAGACCACGTAGTCTTGTTAGTATGATGAAGCCATTACAATACATGTATATCGTACTTTGGTATCGTCTTGAATTAGCTATGGCTAGAGATAAAGGTAAAGTAGTTACTATGGATATTACTTAGATACCTAAGTCTATGAATATAGATGTAGCTAAATGGATGCATTACTTATCAGCACTTGGAGTTAACTTTGTTAATCCATATGAAGAAGGGTGGGATATACCAGGACGTGAGGGTGGTAAACCATCCCAATTCAATCAGATATCTGCTTTAGATCTTACTATGGCTAATACTATTGATCAATACATTAATTTAATGGACAAGATCGAAAGTATGTTATCTGAGATATCAGGAGTAAGTAAACAGCGTGAAGGTTCTATTGCATCTAATGAATTAGTAGGTAATGTAGAACGTTCCGTAGTACAATCTGCTCATATTACTGAACCTTGGTTCTGGACACACAATTAGGTAAAGAAAGAGTGTATTACTATGTTATTAGATACAGCTAAATATGCTTGGAAAGATAATAAGACTTGCATATAGTATGTATTAGATGATGCAACCAGAACATTCTTAACTTTATCTGATGATTTCTTCTATGAAGATTATGATATATTTGTAGAAGATACTACTAAGAATCAACAGCAGATTGAAGCTCTTAGAAATCTTATGCAGCCTGCTATGCAAAATGGTGCTAGTTTGCTTGATATTGCTGAAATCATCACCATGGATAATGTTACTATGATCAAGAATAAACTTGAAGAAATAGAACAGAAAAGAATGGAACAACAACAACAAATGGAACAAGCACAAGCAGAAAGAGAACAGCAATTAGTTCAAATGCAGAATGAGGTTAAGGAAGAAGAACTTATGCTTAAAGAAGCTGAATTAGATCTTGAAAAATATAAGATTGATACAGATGCTTCTACTAAGATTACTGTTGCCCAGATCAATGCGTATAGAGGTTCTGAAAACATGGATCAAGATATGAATGGTATACCTGATCCTATAGAAATAGGTAAACAGGCAATTGAACAACAGAAAGTAAATTCTGATGCAGCATCTAAACAGTTTGAGTTGAATAATAAGAAGCGTGAGATTGAAATGAAACGTGAAATTGAGAACAAGAAGATTCAACTTGAAAAAGATAAGATGAAGCAGGAAATGGAGTTGTAGAAACAAAAAGATGCAGAAGCATACAAGAGAGAACAGCTTAAAGCACGTACAGCTCTGAAGAATAAAGTAACAGGAGAGAAGTAATATGAAGATAATTAAGAATAAGTTTATACCTTTTAAAGGTTATAAATTGATAAATCTGTTTGGTGTTATATTCCAAAGAAATGACGCTGTAGTTACAATGACAGAGTATAACCATGAGAAGATCCACTTGAAGTAGATGCAAGAAATGTTGTGGATTGGTTTTTACTTATGGTATGCTATAGAATATCTTTGTATAATGCTGTCCTGTAAATGGAATAAATAGAGTGATAGATATCATGATGTTAGCTTCGAAGAAGAAGCACACAATAATGATAAGAACCTAAACTATTGTAAAGAGCGTAAGCACTATGCATGGTTTAAGTATCTGAAAATAGGTAGTTATAAAAGTAAAAAGGAGAAATAATTATGGCTTGCAAAGGTGGAAAGAAAACTAAAGGAAAAGGTGGAAAAGGTAGTAAATAATGAGCAAATTCCTACCGTTAAAGAAAGAATTGATATATTCATATAGAAATTGTTAGACAACGGATTTGTTGAATGTGATAAGGAAGAAGTAGACTCTTATATAATGTTCTACATAGGAACTCCATTGGATACAAGAATGTTTAATAATGATATTATCTACATACTTATCTCTGAATCTACTCAAGAAGCAGAAGTATATATGAATAAAAATCAATTCTTAGGTAAAAGAAACTTTACAGATTTTGTATATGGATAAAGAAGAAGTACTAAGACAGTTGCAAGAATTGCAAGAAAAATATCCTGAGAATCTCAACGATAATTATAGGTGTTATTGGTGGTGCACTTGTGACTTAGATGGAAATATATTAACATATTATTTAACATTACGTGATAATATTTTTCCAGAATCAGAAGATGAAAATAATATATGTTTAAGAGCTCATTCTTCAGACCCTGAAAGTCTTGAAAATTTACTAAAGTTATATTTAGAAACTTGTAAATACTGATATGGATAAATAGGCATTTAAATAGAGAATGCAGAACCTAAAGTCTTACCGGGAGAATAATCCCGGTAAGGGTTATATTCAGTTCATGGAGGAACTAGCCAAGGCTAAGTCTAAAGAATGGAAAGAAGATGAGGATATGACATTACTCTAGATGTTAAACGACAATACATACAATTATAAATAGATGTATGAAGATAATCCTGATTATAATATTCAAGAAGGACATTTTAAGGATACATATAAAACAGTTTATCATCCTACATTCAGTAATGAAAGTATGTATAGCGGTTAGAAATCTCAGTATAACCCTGAAGGAATAATTGGAGGTTGGTGGGATTACGATAATAAGATATTTCATGCTAATCCTAAACAAGATCTAAATTATACTCAATGGTATTTAGATAGAGAAGATCCAGGTTGGAAAGTATAGGCTTATTAGGATGGTGGAGAAGTAGATGAATTTCAACGTAAGACCAGAAGAGATATAATGCAAGAATCTTTAGTAGATGGAAGACCTGATTACAATAAGATGTTCTAGAATCAGAATGAATATCAAAAAGACTTTGCAAACTATTGGTATACTGAGAGAGCTAAGAATCCGAAATATTCAGATTAGATAGGAGGGGATAAACTAAATAGTGTATTATCTAATGTAAATAAAGCTACATGGAAAACTCCTACTGAAGCTATGAGAGATAATATGGTAGGATAGGGTTATAATCCTACAGATGCTCAGATTAATCAATAGCTTAATATACTTAAGGAAAAAGGTACCAAGGGTTTCGCTAATCCAAAAGCTCACAGTTATACTTCACTAAGGCCTGCTAATACTTGGCATGAAGGTGTTGGTCATATGGTAGGAGACAATACTCCAGCTATACTTAACGCTGCTCCTAATGTACGCATTAGTAATCCTGATAGTTCATATGAGGATTATGTTAATTAGGCTAATGAGAAACACGCACAGACTTGGGACTTTAGAGGTAATAATTCAAATCTGAAAGATGATTAGGGTAATTACTATATAGATCCTAATAGACAACTTACTCCTGAAGATATAAGTAATATGCGTAGTAAAGGGGCTAAGATACCAGAACAATGGGAGTCATTAAAGGATGCAGACATATCAGAACTTACCAATACGTTTGCATATAATCTATCTTAGGATCCTATATACTATATGGCTAGTGGTGGTGAGGTAGGTGATCCAGATGATAAATTCGCTAAAGCTGTTAATACTAAGTTAGGTAGAACTCCAGATGGTAGACCATTACAACAAGGACTTAAGCCTGTATTTGATTTGGAAGATGCGGCTAATTTAACTCCTGTAGGTGATGTTATTACGACTAAAGACATATATAATTCTGTTAAAGAAAGTGATTGGTCAAATGCTGGATTAGCTGCTTTAACTTTATTACCATTTGTTCCTAGTGGAATACGCAATATAAAAGCAGCTACAAGATACGTTCCTTCTGTAAATAAAGGATTAGATCAAAGAATGCTCGATAATGCCTTTAATAGTATTAAAGAAAAAAGAGAGTATTTATCTGATGTAGCGAATGAACGCAATAGAGTACTAGAAAGCGTAAATGGTTACGCTCATAGAGTAAGAGCTCAAAAAGCAGATCAAATGTTTGGAACTAACTATAACGAAACATACGATTTGCTATCTGATTTGTATGAGCACCACTTCTTCGATTTGCCTGAAGTATAGGCAAAGGATATGCCTCAAATAGGTAAAATGGAGGCAAAAGCTTCTGCTAAAACTAGATATAATGATACAGGTGTTGGCGCTGGACCAAATGATTTTGATTTTTTAGTGAATGTAGATAGACCAATAGATGCAAAAGAGATAGCTAGACATGAAATGAATCATTATACAGATTACTTGATTAGTAGAAACCCGAATACAACTACTAACAATAATATGCTTAAACAATTAGAAAGTTCTTTGAAGAATACAGACGAAAAAGAATATTTCAGACGTGGTACAGAGCAAAAGGCATATATGAATTAGTTGAGAGCTAGAATGTATGAAGATGGAGCTATCAGTAGTTTAGATGAACTTGTAACACCGTCTATGATCAAATCATATATTGATAAATTGGGGGATAAAGATTCCATTAAAAGGGCTTACAAACAGCATAAGAGTTTATCTAGCTATACTAAATGGTTTAACTCTATACCGTTACTTGGTGTAGGAGCTATTGGAGTAAATAAATATTTCAACAATGGAACTGAACAAGAAAAGTAAATTTGCTGAAAATGTAAAAAATAAAATCCTAAATTTATAGGACGCTATCGAAAGAAACAATAACATAGAATAGTTTATAAAAGACTATGAATCTATGAAATATGGGCTTATAGATACAGATATATCTTTTACTGCAGAATAGGCTTCTATATTAGAAAAGTATGATAAGAATACTTACTTTACATAGGAAGAGAGCTAGTTTATTATAAAATATTTAATGAATTGTTTAGTATATAATGAACCATTTGATTGTTCTAGTTTAGGACCTAATAAATATCTAAATGAGTGATTTAATAGACTATACAGGTATCATGCCGGTCTACCCTATACCTACATACAAGTATGGTGGTATTCATATTAAGAAAAAGAATAGAGGTAAGTTCAATGAGTTGAAACGTAGAACTGGTAAATCAACTGAAGAACTTACACATAGCAAAAATCCTTTGACGCGTAAGCGTGCTATATTTGCTTAGAACTTTTCAAAGATAGCTAAAAAGAGAAAAAAGAAAAAATGACAGGAAGATATAGAAGTAAATTTAAGCAATTTGATGAAGATGGTAATCTTCTATGCTATTCGTGTAAATAGTATAAACCTTTAGACTGTTTTGATAAGAATATAGATAAATGGTTTAGAGCTGAAAAGGATAGTAGATGCAAGGAGTGTAAAAGAAACGCTTATTTACGTCGTAAAGAAAAAAATAGAGGAAGTAAAGATCTAAATAGACTTCTATATGAAAGATTTCACGGTCTAAAAGATAGAGCTCGTAAGAAAGACATACAGTGTAATATAGATCTACAGTATTTGCACGAACTATGGAATACACAAAAAGGTTTATGTGCCTTATCTGGTATACCTATGACATACTATTTTGATAGTGGTCGAGTACCTACCAATGTGAGCGTAGATAGAATAAATTCAAACTTAGGTTATATTAAAGGCAATCTACAATTGGTATGTATGGCAGTAAATCAGATGAAGAGTGACTTAACTATTGAACAATTAAAATACTTTTGTAAAAGTATTTTAGAATATAAATAACAATAATCTAATTATATATAATTATGGATAGTAATACATTGAACGGTTTTGAAGTATTTGAAGACTTCATGATGCCAGGTAGTAATGTAAATAATAATCGTATGCCTGGTAATGAAAATGAATTTGAGGGGGCATCGGAAGAATTGACTGATGAGGAATTGGAAGAACTACGTAAAGGTAATAAAGGCAATAAAGAAGAAGAGGAAGACGTAGATGATCCAAAGAACAAACCTTCTAAGAAAAGTAAACCAGAGGATAACGAAGAAGAGGAGGAAGAAGAGGAAGATAACGAACCTAATAATGACCCAAATAATGATATTGATAATAATCAAGGAGAAGATATTGAAAGTAATGCAGTAACTAGTTTCTTTGAAGCATTATCAGATAAAATGGGTTGGGAATTAGATGAAGATGAAGAAATCCCTCAAACTCCAGAAGAACTAGTTGAATATTTCAAAGATGTTATTGAGGAAAATTCAGTACCTCAGTATGCTAGTGAAGAAGTAGAAGCATTGGATAACTTTGTAAAGAATGGCGGTAACCTCAGAGATTATTTCCAGATTGATGGAGACTTAGACTTAGAAGAGATTAATATAGAAGATAGTGAGGTAAATCAAAAACTGGTTATCAAAGAATTCTTGAAAGAAAAAGGCTTCAATGCTAAACAAATTGAAAAGAAATTGACTAAATACGAAGAAGCTGGTTTACTCGAGGATGAGGCTACGGACGCATTAGAAGCCCTTAGAGACATTAAGGAGCAAAAGAAACAACAGCTATTAGAAGAGCAAGAAAAGAGTGCTAGCGAGCTTAAAAAGCGTCAACAGGAGTATTTTAACTCCGTTGTGACAGAAATAAAGGGCATGGATAATATTCGTGGAATTAAAATACCTCAAAAAGATAAATAGGCATTATTAGAATATATATTCAAACCCACAGCTGATGGAAAGACTCAGTATCAGAAAGACTATTCCAAAAGCGTGAAGAACTTACTTGAGTCCGCCTACTTTACTATGAAGGGTGACACCCTATTAAAAGCAGCTAAGAGTGAAGGCTCTAATGCAGCTATTAATAAGTTCAAGAATAGTTTGAATAGAACTGGAGTAAGTAGAAAGACTAAAAGACAGGATAACACTAGCACTGAGTCTATGTGGGATTCTTTTGCACGACAATTACGTGTAGATTAAATAACAAATAAATTATAATTTACTAATATTTTATGGATAATAATATTCTGAATAATTTGGTTTTGTACAAAGGCAAACGTTTCTCAGACTTGATTGATACCAATAAAATCTCTGCTGCTTCTCAGTAGAATCCGTATCAAGTTGCTACAGTGTTGTCTTATGTATTCGGAACTAAAGATAATGGTTACAATACTTCCCTCGACATGCTGACTGGCGGTCTTGGTAATGTAATGACTATTGATCAACCGAGCTGGGAGTGGAATGTAATGATTGATGCAGATAGAGCTATTACCATTAGAGATGCTAAATGGAATGGTGCTGCTATCACTGATACTACTACTGCAGGTTTGGGTAATACTCCTATCTATCTGTGGTTGGAAGAAAATTGGTTCGGTCCTACTGCTGTATTGGAATTGGACAATAAGGAATATCAACTGCGTGTTGCTGGTGCACCTTATCAAGATGGTAATCTTTGGGTATATACTTGCTTCATTGCTGATGGTAATCCTACTTCTTATGTTCCTGCACAGTATCTGAAAGCCGGTAGCCAAGTTAATCGTCTTGCTTCTGCTGTTGAGGAGTACAGTGAAGAAGGTGATATCCTGAACTATAGTACTCACTTTAAGATGCGTAACTACCTTACTACTATCCGTATTAACTACGATATCACAGGTTCTGCGTATTCTACAGTAATGGCTATTGCTCTGCAAGATCCTAAAACTGGTAAGAAATCTTATTTGTGGGCTGACTATCAGGAATGGGTTGCTCTTCGTGAATGGTATAAGAGATGTGAACGTATGTTGGTTTACATGAAATCTAATGTAAACAAAGATGGTTCTTGTAATCTGAAGGGTACTAATGGTCGTCCGGTATTCATTGGTGCTGGTCTGTTGGAACAGATTGCTCCGTCTAACAAGCGTTACTATACTCATTTAAGTGCTGAACTGTTGGAAGACTTCTTGTTTGACCTGTCCTATAATGTACTTGGTACTAACGAACGTAAATTCGTTGCTTTGACTGGTGAAATGGGTATGCGCGAATTTGACCGTATCTTGAAGGAAAAGGTAGCCACTATGAACTTGATGGATACAGTATTTGTAACTGGTTCTGGTGATAGCCTGAAGTTCGGTGGTCAGTTCAAGACTTACCAAATGACTAATGGTATTGAGCTTACTTTGAAATATTTCCCGTTGTACGATGATCCTGTTTATAATCGTCAGTTACATCCTGTAACTCTGAAACCGCTGGAATCATATCGTATGACATTCCTTGATCTGGGTAGACGTGATGGTGAAGCTAACATTGTTAAGGTAGTACGTAAGAATCGTGAATTCGTTACTTGGTACACTGGTGGTGCTGTAGCTCCGTCTGGTTACGCTAACTCTAAGAATACTCTGAGATCTAATGGTAAGGACGGTTATACCGTATTCTTCCTTGGTGAAATGGGTATCATGTTGCGTGATCCTCGTGCTTGCGGTGAGCTGATCATGGAAGCTGAAGACTAATTAATGTTTTCATAATTTAGGGGGCTTAGGCCCCCTTTCCTACTAACTTGATAAATCTAATATTATTATTATGGAAGTAATCGTTAGAATCTTAAAAATAAATCCTTGGAGCGGGATTACGAAATGGTCTACTTGTTATGACTATATTGCTTCTTACTGGACTAGATCTGGTAACTTATATACAGGTCTTACTGCTTAGGATGCAGAAAGATTAGAGAAAGAAATTGGTTATCCTAGTGGGCATCTTTCACCCGCAAGTTCATTCTGGGATACGTTTGCTGTTAAATTGGGAAAGAATGATCTTATTCTAAATACAGATAAACCAGAAGATGAACTTAAATATTTATTCTTGAAAAAACATAAGAGAGTAGCTGATGGATTAAATAATGTAACACCTTCTACTGATTATGTTATTATTAACAAGGATAGTGAAGCTAAAGAAGCTAATAAGCTCAACAAGATTAAACGTGAAGCATATAGAGAAATGGATAAGATGTCTATTGAGGATATGCGTAAGTGTCTTAGACTTTATGGTATCAAATCTGATACATTGTCTAATGAAATGGTTGAAGCTAAGCTTTCTGAACAGATTGAAAGTGCTCCGGATAAGTTTATAACAAGATGGGTAGAAAACCCAAATAGAGAAATGAACTTCATAATTGAAACAGCTATCTCTAAGAATATCATACGTAGAAATAGAAGTCAATACTATTTTGGTACAGATATGGTTGGTAATGGCTTGGAAGATGTAATAGCTTATCTGAATGATAAGAAGAATCAAGACATCAAATTAGCAATTATGAATGAAATCAAATCTAAATAATGAAAATATCTGATTTACATAAGGCATTTAAAGTTCTCATGGATAAGAATTCAGAGGCAGTCGCTTTCGGTGGCTGCCCTGCATTCCTTCCTGAAGAAATAGATTTATTTCTTAATTAGGCTTATATAGAAGTAATATGTAATAAGTACACCGGTAACAATACTATGAAAGTAGGGTTCGAAGGTGCTGTTAAACGTATTGCTGATTTATAGAAGTTAATTAAGACAGATACTGCACAACCTTTAGTATATCCATACTCTAGCTCTAATGTGCTTACTTTATCTAATTTCTTTAAAGACAATCAAGAACTTAAGAGAATGTTCTATGTAGATTGTGTATTACACTTCAATGATGAAGTTGCTATATGTACACTTATAGATCATGAAAAGGCCAAAGGATTCTTATAGACATATAATAATACGCCTTGGATAGAAACCCCTGTAGCAGTATTAGAAGATAATACACTGAAGATATATATAGATCCTATACGTATGTCTGCTGATACTTACACTGCTGATATTACTTATATTAAGTATCCTCAGAACATAAGCTATACAGACTACAATAAGGATATCACTGAGGTTCCTGATTACATATTAAATGAAGTAATTGATAGAGCTGTAGAAATAGCATTAGAGACTATAGAATCTCAGAGAACACAGACTAAAGTACAACTTGATAGCTTGAATGAATAATGGACTATGCATAGTTTTTAATAGACGATTAGTATCTAATAAACTATGTAATCTATCGTTTTAAGAATAAAATAAATGGTAAGGTTTACATAGGATAGACAACTAAATCACTTAGAAAGAGAGTAACTTAGCATATTACAAACAGTAGACCTAATACAAAAGCTCATAAAACCTACTTTCATAATGCTTTAAATAAACACGGAATTGAAAATTTTGATTTAATAATTCTTGAAAGGTGTTAGAATTAGCAGGAATTAGATGAAAGGGAAAGATATTGGATTGCTTATTATAATTCTACAGATAAACGATATGGTTATAATATTGAATCTGGAGGTTCTCTTGGAAAAAAAGGAAAACAATTATCTGAAGAACATAAAAAGGCTTTGTTACAGGCTAATTTAGGTAAACACAGGTCTGAAAAAACTAAAAGGCAATTAAGTAAAACTCATTCTGAGATATGGAAGGATCCTGAATTTCGTGCCAAACATATAACTAATATTTTAAAAGTAGCTGGCATAAATAGAAAATCAGTATATCAGTATGATTTAGAAGGAAATTTTATAAAAGAATGGTACTCTAATCATTCAGTATGCGAATATTTGTACGGTTCCAAGAGAAAAGGAAATTTACGTAGAGATATTTTATCAAACAACAGAAAAGGAAAATTAGGGTTTACGAAGAAAGGATCAATTTGGTCTTATTATTCACCTAATGAAAGGAGGGCTTATTAATCCTAGAGAAATGCAAATAGAGGTAGAAAGAAGACTATAGCTAATTAGTCCTACATTGGCTATTGATAACAAACTACCATCTGATACTATATTATCATTTATTAATGAGGCTGTCGATAAGTTCTGGAAGACTAGATATTCAGGTATCAATTTCAAACAAAGAGGCTTCGAGTAGGACTAGAAACGTACTGATGATTTACGTACTTTGGTTACAAAGCACACTTATAAAGATATTGACATTACTAAGGTTAATCAAGAAACCTATACAGTTACCTTACCTGACGATTATGTAATACTATTAGGTGATACAGCAGGTATAGCTCCTGCAGATGGTATTACTAATGATTGCTGGGAGAAAGACTCGGAAGATAACTATAAAGTTAAGTATAGTGATACTATAGAAGGTACTATTGAAACTGTAGACAGAATCAAAGAAAATTCATTATCAGAGTATCATCTAAAGTACACTAAAGCTAAACCTATTAAACTCATGTAGGATAATACTATTACTTTATATACTGATGGACAATATAAAGTAGCTGAGTATACTATTGAGTATTTAAAGAGACCTAGTAAAGTAACATTAGTAGGTACACCTACAGATGAATACACAGACCTTCCTGCTCATACTCATATGGAAATTGTAAAGATGGCTGTGCAACTTATATTAGGTACTTTACCAAACTATAATGTTTATTCCAACGAAGTAAATACAATGGAATAACATAACAAGAAAGCGCTTACCAACGTGGAAATCTGAAATAAGGAAAGTAGAAAGTAAGCGGATTTAGACTAAGCGCTTAATATGTCTAATTTTAAAATTTAATTTATATGATCCAAAGTGTTCATACCGTATTGATCGGTAAGAAATGTCCTGCATCTTACACTACTGTAGATGCTCTGGCTGCTGGTGATGTAGCTTTATTTGACCAAAATAAATCTTTGATCACTACTGCTGCTAAAGCTGCTGAAGCTTCTTCTTTGTATGTAGGTGTTGCTGGCGAAAAAGTAAATGTTACAATGCCTGATGGTAGTGTAGCTCAGAAAGCTAACATTGAGTTCTCTAATGAAATTCAGAAAGCTTCTAAACCGTCTGCAGTAATTGGTGAACATGTTGAACCGGTTGAAGAAAAGATTACTATTACTTTAACTGATGCTACTATTGTAGCTGGTCACCGTTATGTACTTCGTATTTATTATAAAGATATCTACGAAGCTGTTTGGCAATTTACTCATACCTATGAAGTATATGCTGAAACTGCAACCGCTTCTGATTTAGCTTCTGCTATCGTAAAGAAAATTAATGCTCACAAGAATCGTCGTGTACAGGCTTCTGCTAGTGCTGCAGTTATTACTTTGACTGCAATGGCTAAAGATGATAACGAAGGTGTTGATTCACTGAATGAATACAGCGTTGTATCTATGGAAGCTTCACTGTATGAAACTGTTCCTGGTGCTCTGTTGGCTAATCAACCGAAGGCTGTTCCGGGTGCTGTTATTGCTAAGACAGCAGGTAATCCTGGTAAAGGCTACTGGAAACAAGTTCGTGACGAGGAAGTTCGTAACATGGGTTATAAAGGTCACGTATTTACTGGCGCTTATCCTATTGTTGAACAGGCTCGTAAAGTAGTTGAAGGTACGCAGTATGACTATGCAACCATTGAAAATGACAACTTGTATCTGAGCAATGATAACCAATACATCAAGACTACTCCGCTTACTACGGAAGTTTATTGTCCTGATATGGTTGGTTCTATCGTTGATAAAGGTATCCAGTCATTTATCAAAGGTGAAACTGTAGCATAATAAATAATATTTCAGTGTGCTGACAAAGGGCTATGGGGCTAAATAGCACTGTAGCCTTTTTTTATTTAAAAGTATTAATATGAAGATAACTGGTATAACAATAGTAAAACACAACATAGTAGTAGAATTAGATACAAAGATACCTGATTCAGTAGATTCTAATTTGTATTTATACATAGACACACTGAATAACTATTCTAACAGGAGTTCAGTAAATCCTGATAAGCATTCATATAGATTATTAGTATTAGGTACAGACTATAGCTCTGATGTAAAGATTGACGAATAGAGATTATCTATAGTAATAGATTCTAATAAATTAGAAAATATGTGTATGAGTGCGTTTATTGCTACTATAGATAATTCAAGTCAATTCTTTTTCAATCAAGCTGATATATATTATAAAGAAGTAGAATTACTATGTAAGAACTGTAGTACTTGTTTAGATGATCAGCAAATAGATAGAATGATATTGTTTTTATTGAAACAAGATCTGTTAAGTTACGCTATCAATAATAACTTAATAGACGGTGCAGTACAGTATTATACAGATATAGCTAGAACGCTAAATATATGTTTAGATACTAAAACTACATTCTACAATAACCACGATTGCTTTGCTTGTAATAAAACTTGTAGAAACGGAGTTTGTTCATTATGCTAATAGATGATATATATAGAATAGGTAAAGAGTATAACTTAAAAGTTAAGTACAACTCTAATCAAGGTATACCTTGTATACGTAAATGGGTTTGTGCTAATCATATTGCTCGTCTATTAGAAAGTGATTTAAAGTTTACAGATGAACAAATAGATTGTCTTAGAGCATTGATAAGCAAGTTAGTACATCCTTTGGATGAAATGTGGAAGGATACTTCAGAAACTGATGATAAAGCAATACTGCTAGAACAAAGTTTAGGAGTAGATTTAGGTATAAAAACATTCTATGACGAACTTTTAATTTGTGAAAAATGACTCCATTAGAAGAACAAGTACAGAAAAATACCACATCTATTAAGACTATATCAGATAGTCTAATATAGTATGCTAAAGATACAGACTTATATAAGTCTAATGAGAATATATCAGCTAATACATCTGATATAGAAGAATTACGTAATAATATAGGCAGTCTACAAACTCAAATTAATCTATAGAATCGTATTGAGTAGATGAAGGATACTAATATAGTAGATGCTGCTAAATTAGACTTACTTTAGTATGATGGTAAAAGATGGTCAAATATTGCTGCTAATAAGGTAGTAACTGGCTTACTTGGTAAATTAGTTGATTTACAAGATGTATCTATTAATAATTTACGTAATGACAATGCATTAGCATGGGATAGTGAATTATAGAAGTGGACTAATAAGAACCTGAATACAGAGATATATGATGATGTATTCTTAAGTAAGATCAAGCCTGATTCTACTGCTTACGAAGTATGGTTTAAAGAATCAGCAATATTTGGTCAAGAAGGTTTTGCATCAGGTCTTACAGGATTTGGTGGTAAGATTGACAGATATGGTCATGCTGAATTTGATAGTCTTACTTTACGTAGATTCCTTGAAGTACCTGAATTGAGATATAATCGTGTAGAGATTCAATTAGGAGATAAGTGGAATGCTCCTGGCGCAGGTGTAATAGAAAGTGTAGAACAAACAGATGAATATTCAGGTGTTATTACACTGAAACTAGAAGAAGGAGAATACGGGGCTGTATCAATGGGTGACTTATGTATGGGTATATATCATTCAGAGAAGACAGATGAAAATGCTGAACACGATGAAGATGATGGTAGAGGTAATAGAAAGTTTGCGGGTTTCTATACTGTTTACTTTGAAGTTACTAACATACTAGATGCACAAAATAAGAAATTTGGTTACACGCTTAGGCCAGTAGATGATTATTGGAATATGACGTTTCACCCATGTGCTCAAATGAACTTTGTTGCATATGGTAATAAAACTAATGTAGATCGCCAAACATCTTGTTACTCAACTCGTACTTATACACGTTACTTAGTAAACTAGAATACTTGGGATTAGAAGGCTAAGAATATTGCAATGCAATTTGGTAATCTTGATAATCTCAATATGTTTGGTTACGATATGAGAGGATATTCGGCATATCTTAATTCAGTATACTTTACTGGTACTATCACTCAAGTAAAGCCAAATGGGGAAGAGATAAGATACGCTAATGATAGAGGTCCTTGGGAACCAGATACCCATTATGACTATTATGATAGAGTAAGTGTATTAGGTTACTTATGGTTATGTGTTAATATAAACGGTACCGATACTAAACCTAGCGATAGTAATCCGGATTGGTTAATGCAGGTATCTAAAGGTGATACAGGAGAAGGTTTAATAGTACGTAGGTCTGAATGGTGGCCTGGTAGACTATATTGCAATGAAAGTGAAGTATCTCCAACAGTACAACCATTGAGGTACTTAGATATTGCTTTAATTAAAGATTTAGGAACTTCTACAGGTTATAAAGCATACAAATGTATATCTACTATAGATAGAGGTCACGGACAAGGCAAACACTTATCTTCTAGTGATAACAAGCCTGGTACTCCCGGTGGAGTTGAATATTGGGAAGAATTAGCTCAGAATGTAGCTAGTATTTATACTGATTTGATTATAGCTAAAAATGCTAAATTAGACTTTATTACTGGTAACTCATTAAGAGTTGGTTATCAAACTGGTAATACTACTAATGATTTTCATGTAGTAGCAGGTATTACTGGTGAAGGTGGTAATGATAACAATTCTGTTCGTATATGGGCCGGTACTACTGAAGAAAATAGATCTAAAGCTCCATTTTTAGTTAGACAAGATGGTAGAATGGTAGCTAATAACGCATCCATAAGGGGAGAAATAGAAGCATTATCTGGTACTATTTAGTCACTTGAAATTACAGGTGTGCTATTTGGTGGTACAGAGACAAACGGAATGAAGCTGTTCTCTAGTTATATAAAGTTTAAGGAAGGTGAAAGAGAAGCATTAATAGGTACTCCTAATTCTTTAGGTTATTCATACTTTGGTTCTTTTAAAAGTAATGCTAATGATTTTGACGTTGCATAGATAAATGATGGTCTGTACTTTGATATTACTGGCAGTTCAATTCGTAATATGGCAATATACGGCTCGGGAAGTTTATCATTATATGGAGATGTGGTAGGTTATAAATTTAGTTATGCTACAGATCCTACCGAAAACTAGATACTGTATCAATAGTATTCAAGGACTATATTTATAGGTAGTAGCGTTAGACGTATGTGGTATGGATTACCACATCTTGATAGCGTAAAAACAAAGTTAGCCATACAAACTATTGAATGGGCCGTTCCTGTAACATTTGTTTATAACCCACGTCGTAATCCAAAAGAATGCAATATATGGGGTAGAGGAAATAATGACAGTGATCCTAATAGACCTATATTATATGATAATAATGGTAATAGAATAGAATGGATTACTGTGAATGCAGGAGATGTTATGGATTTTCTATTAGTATATTCACAAAACAAATATTATGCAATACTTAGAAGTAGATCTATTTAATTATGAAAATAAATTTTGCACAACTGGAAGTATACACTGACATCCAAAAAACAAATAAGATTTGTATGGATGCGAGACAACAATTAGGTGAATTGATTTATGAAGTAGGTAGTGGTATTAAAGCTCATTCGTTAGCTTTAAAGATATATAATTCTGAAGATGAGCTAGAATATACAGATGAAGAAATGCAAATTATTATGCAATTTGTAAATCAATACTGTAAGCCTGCTATTATAGATGCTATTAATGCATTAAAAACAGAATAAGTAATATGATTACAAAAGGAATTAGAATAAGTCAGTTAGTCGAAAGGAAAGATCTCAATGGTAAAGAAATAATTCCTTTTCAAGATGGCATTCATAATGGTAAGTTAAGTATATAGTCCTTAATAGATTATATAGGGGATATATCTGATAGCGATGTAGAACTACAAGCTTTAATAAAAATATAGAAGTTTGTAGATACAGTATCAGAAATGGACTTACTGTTATATCAAGCTAAAGAAGGAGATATTTACTACTGCAAAGAAAATAAGAAACTATACGTTAGAAGTTTTAATAAGTGGGATATGTTAGACCCACTTACATCTAAAGTATATGTATTAGTAGGTTTAGACGAGTATAATAGAACTAATATCATACATCTTTGGGATGGTAATGATATGGTAGTTATGTCAGAAAGACTATTTATTGGAGAAGTAACTGGTACTGCGTATGATGGTGGTAAAGGTAAGCATTTAGCTGATATAGCTAATAGTTTACCTGATAACGTCATTAGAGAAGTTGCAGACTTTACTACAGATGGTTCAACTGTTACTTTCAACTATGAGTATGACGTTAAACAGGAATCAGGTTTGTTTGATGGTGATGCTCAAGGTAGTAAAACTATTCCATCAGCTACTACTAGTAATGCAGGCGTTATGTCTGCTACAGATAAAGTAAAAGTAGATAAGATAGTTACTGACGGAGATGGTAATAAGTATTTAACTGATAATGGTAATTATCAGGAATTAATAGAAGATACTACAGAAACTATAAAGACTACTGATGCTATACCGGTTGCAGGTGGTCCGTTAGCTGACTTACTTAACAAAGCTGGTATAAACAGTATTAGTCCTGATACAAGCATGTAGGATTTATTTGTATCTTTATTTACTAAAGAATTATGGCCTACTAATCTTGTGTTCAAAGAAGGTACAGTTAGTGCAGCTATTGCAGCTCCTTCATTTACATTAAGTAATACAGGCTTAGTAGAAGTAGGTGCTACTGTTACTATTGGGAAGACTACATTATCTGCTGCTACTATGTCTACTACAGCAAGAACATATAGTGGATTTACTTACGGTTATAGTTCTACTAATGATAATACTAAGGATTCTTCTAATACTACTATAACAGTTAATGCTAGTAACGCTGCTCTAAATTCAGTTAATTATACTATGAAGCGTACTACTAATGGTAGTGTAGAGAATGCTACTGCTAATACTAATCCTGCTTAGGTTACTTTAGATAGCAAGACATTTAAAGCTATTGAAGGTACTAATACAGTAAAAGTAGATATAACTGGGCCTACAGCTAATGCTACATTTGCTTCTATGCCTGTATATTATGCATGTAGTAACTTAGGTAAGACTAGTGAAGAACATAAATCAGTAGCTAAAGATACTATTACTAAGACTAGCTCAACTCCTTCTAATTCCAAAACATTGAATGTTACAGGAGTATATCCTTACTATACTAATAAGGATAATATTACAACATTTGCCAAATTAGGACTGACTACTAATAAAACATTAGATGTTACATTTGTAGCTGAAACAGCAAGCAATAAACACGCATTTAAGATACCAGCTAAGTTCAATGTAACTAAGATTACGCTGTTGAATACACTTAGTGGTAAGTATGAAGACTATAGTGTTAGTAGATTCTCTGTTACTACTGAAACTATAAATGTACAAGGCACTGATGTACAATATAAAGTATATACTCGTAATGATGGAACTAACGGTTCATCTTCATTTAAAATAACATTTGCTTAATTATGAGAGATAGAGGAACGTTTAATTTTAGTGGTAATCTTGAAGTAAAGAAAGATGCCCCTCTCGAAGCTAGATCGTTAGTTAATTCATATGCAGATCTAGTAAAACCAGAGACCTGGACAGATGAATAGGGAGGTATATGGAAATATGACTGTATGTTAGTTTCCTGTAAAGATAGACCTGGAGAAGTATATCAATTATAGCCAGGAGCTGACTACACTAAGCAGAGTAGTTGGATACTTATAGGAGATACGTCTGAACTTAATAGTAAAGTACAATAGTTTATAAACAGCAAAGGTGCTCCAAATGGTTTGGCTTCTTTGAATGAAAGTGGTATTATTCCATCTGCTCAATTACCGTCTTATGTAGATGATGTAATAGAAGTTGATACATTTAGTAATCTACCTGGTACTGGCGAATCTGGTAAGATATATATAGTACAAGATACTAATTTAACTTATAGATGGTCAGGTACAGACTATGTAGAAATATCTAAATCATTGGCATTAGGTGAAACTAGTTCTACTGCATATCCTGGGGATAAGGGTAAAGCTACTACAGATAAATTGAATAGAATACCTGATAAATTAATTACTGATACAGTAAATGTAAATCAATCTACTACTGAAGCAGTTTTAAATTTTACTACTTATAGACAAGAAGCATAGCAAATAGGTAGAAATACTCTTACTATTACTTCAGCTACTACATCTCAAGCAGGTTTGATGTCATCGTCAGATAAAACTAAATTAGATGGTTTAAAAGATCAAGCTGGTATTACATCTGATATTAATGCTGTATAGACTAATTTAGAAACACATATTAATAATAAGTCTAATCCTCATGAAGTTACTAAAGATCAAGTAGGATTAGGTAACGTAGATAATACTTCTGATGTTAATAAGCCTATATCTAATGCTACGTAGACTGCTCTTAATGGTAAATTTAGTGCTACAGACGGTAATGCTTTGAAACAGACAATAGAAGATATGCCTAATCTTGTAGTTACTAAGGGAAGTGTGTCGCATAAGAATAATAATATATCTCTGAGCTTAAGACAGCAAGATCTTAAAGATCCCGTTAATACAGATTCAATTCTATTAACATTTAATCCTGCAACTGATAGTACAGCTGGTATTATTCTTCCTTCCGATAAAAGCAAAATAGATAAGATTATTACCAATGGTAATGGTACTAAATACTTATCTGATAATGGTACTTATAAAGAAGTAAGTGGAGGATCTAGTAGTTCTGATATAAACATTATTGAATTACAAGATATTGGGGATATTATTTCAATTGTATATCATGAAAAAGATAGAGCTTCTAGTGATATAAGTTCAGTTTTTGGTGGTTCTGCTAACTTTAGATCTATAGTTAATGATATACTAAAAACACATACTCGATATTTTTTCCACGTTAAAGACACTCCAGATACTAACTGTATACAGTTATCAGGAGTAAATGCTTGGAAAAATATAGATAATACTCAATATGAACTGCATTTTATTTATAATTATTATATATCAAATGGTAATCAAAGAACTTGTAGAAGAGTAACTGTAATTGATAGTGATAATACTGATAGTAATTTATTCATCGTAGAAAATGTGAATGATATGTACGTTCTATCTAAAGATAGAGATAGACGTAAATCAGTATCATTAGTAGGTGAAGGCTTTGATGAAAATCATTGGTATCCTGTATCATTTACTGCTGACCCTAATAGTATTGTACCTCCTTGTAATTTAATAATTTGGAATAGCTTGAATAATGATTCTGCGGGAATAAGCCCTAAACCATCTTGGGCTACCAATGATGGAGGTTTTGTATTACACATTGATATGACAATTATTGGAAGTGGATATGGGCAATATACAGATGCTAGAAATAAATTAAATAATTGGAATGTAGGATGGGGAGGAGAAACAGCAGTTGGAGAAATGCGTTAGACTACACAGACTTCTACATTCTATATATATCTTAGAGGAGGTGCTAATTATTTTTATACTAGTGATTACGCAGACTTAAAAATGACTGCACATTCCTCTGAAGTATTAGATGGATATAACACATACCCTATAAAGGATACACAAGGAGATATAAAAGACTTCTTTGTATACGTTGAAAATGATCTATTTGGAGAAGTTAAAAATTTACAAATAGTGCATGATAATGAGTTTAACTTTGCAAATAATAATATCGGAAACTGTGTATGGATTAACTATAGATCTAGATATGATGCTGTAACTTCAGCCAAAGCAGTATATGTAGGTAATGGTCAAGCTGGTGCAGATGGAGCTTTTGGTGCAATACATGCTTCAGGCTTCTTTAAAGAATCCGATGTTAGATTAAAATCTAATATAGTTCCATTAAATCACACATTAGATCAAATATGTAATATACCTACTGTAGAATTTGATATGCATGATAAACATCAGATAGGTATTGTTGCATAGGATTTAGAGAATAACTTTGCTGAAATAGTTAACACAGATAGTGATGGTATGAAATCTGTAGATTACTGTATGTTAGGTGTAGTAGCTATTGAAGGTATTAAGTTACTTAAGTAGGAAGTAGAAGATTTAAAGAAACAAATAGAGGAGTTGAAGAATGGAAAACAAAACAATTGATATTGAACCTAGAGCTGCTGTAGAGATGCAGACTTGGGAAAATATTTATGATAGAGTACCATCTCAATATAAACAATATGTAAGTTATCCTACTACAACTATGCAAGAATGTCCTTCTAAGGCAGAGATTAATGATAAACTTACTCACGCTTGTACTACAGATTCTAATGAATTAGCTGACTACAGTTCTATTACGTTAAACTTCTCTGAAAGAGATTAGTTAACGTCAGATTCATTAGCTGAAAATTGGGTACACAATAGTACTACACAAAGAGATATTCAATTGAAATACGGTACTACTATATTACTTAATTAGTTTGCTATTCATTAGAATATTCAAAACTATACTAGTGGGTATGCTACTAAAGTTACGGGTCAATCTTAGTACTTTGAGATATTGCGATTAGATATGGGAATAATACGTGTAAAACCTTTATACAATAATTAGACAAATATGATGAGAACTTGTACATTAGCTGTAACTGCTATGGGTAAAACTACATATATATATCTGTCACAAGACGCAAACCCTTTTAACTAAATAAATTACTATGGAACCTACTAATGAATTAATAACTAAAGCAGAAGCTAATGCAGAAGGATTCAGTGTTGTACCTAACAATGAATGTATGACAAAAGCTGAGTTTGTTGCTAATCTGCCAACCCCCCCCCATTTCTCATATGACTTTCCATTGGGAAATAAAAGGAGCATTGTAATAATAAATGGTAGCATTGCATCTAAAACTATACAGATAAATGATGATACAGTAGTACTTAATCCTAAAGATGTATGGACAAAATCTTATTATGACACTACTCCAATAGATGTAATTACACAAACAAATTTAGAATTCAGAATGATTCATTCAGAAGGTAATTCTAAAGACAATAATTCACAATGGGTTTTTCCTGATGAACATTTAGATGCACAAGCTGGAAACTATTTACTAACTGTCTCACAAACATATGAACCTTATCTAGTATCAGTATTTTATATTACACAGTAAACAATAGAAATAATGAAATATTTTACAATTGAGGAAATGACAAAGTCATCTACAGCAAAAGCTAACGGTATAGACAATACTCCTTCAGAGGAAGGGGTATTAAAGCTATAGAAGCTAATAGAGGCTGTTTTAGACCCTTTAAGGGAATGGTATGGTAAACCTATCAAAGTTAACTCAGGGTATCGCTGTGAGGCTTTAAATAAGGCTGTAGGTAGTAAAGCTAAGAAGAGTTAGCACCTATACGGCGAAGCAGCTGATATTACTGTAGGTAGTAAGACAGAGAATGAGAAATTATTCAACTATATTAAAGATAATCTTCCATTTGATCAGTTAATTAATGAATCAAACTTCTCTTGGGTACACGTATCATATAGAGAAGGGAGATTACGTAAACAAGTACTAGCGCTATGAAAACAATCCTATATCAGCCTTTATTTATAAATCCTTAGGCATACTTTGTATTTCCTTAGTTGTATCATATAGAGAAGGGAGATTCCTATATTGAACCTGCTAATATTACTGGGTAGCTTATTATAAATGATTTAACCAAAGTCTTAACTTCAACTCCTACATTAAATGTAGTATAGGATACTAATTAGGTTGATTTTGGTTTATTTAAAGGTAAACATATACGCATTAGTCAATATACTAATATAGGCGCTGTAGTATTAGGTGAATGGTATATACCTGGTACACCTACACCACCTGAACCTGAACAACCTGATTGGTTTAAGGAAAGTATAGTTGCTTGGTATTCTCCTTATTGTAAGCAGGGTATGACGAATTTCGATGTTATTGAAAGTTATGCTGAGGATTTTACAAGACTTAATTATTATGAACATAGAGGTACTATTGATAGAACTCCTAATAAAATTGTTATAACTGAATCTAAAACAGATATTTTAAATATAATTGAAAATATTAATACTTCTACTAATGATATAGTTATTAAAGTTACTGGCGTTAGTGAAGAACTTAAACTATTTGTTCAAGATATTAATAGTGTTAGACAATATATTAGCAAAGATGGCGTTTATAAATTTACCAATAATGTCTATCAGTTTTTTGGTTTTGGTATTAATAAAGTAATATCTGGCATTAATGTTGTTATTGAACAACTTCCTACTTCTATTCTAAAAGACTTTAGCGGCAATAAACATGATGCTTATTTATACGGTTTTAAAGGTAAGTTGAATAGTGGTGTTGGTATTTATGCTCAAGATTTTAAGAATTGGAGTTATGGTTCAACTATTAATAAAGATATAAGTACAAAATCTTATAACAAATTTCATATAGTTAAAAAGAAAGCCGATAATTGGTTTGGTTTTACTATTGGCATTCCAAAAAATAATTATTATAATCAATCTTATAAACTTAAATTTAATATCAATAAGAAAATAGAGGATATTAAATTTAGTGTAGTTAGTACTGATGGTAATTTACAATCTACGCAAGTTTATTCGGTTAATATTAACGATGGTAGTGTAATCGACATTCCTATTGTTAGTGAAGAAATCTTTAATAATAAAGAAGAAACTAATATTTATTATGATTTCGGAACAAATAAGGATATTGAAATTGATGTTGAATTGATAGCGAATTATCCTAATCAACTTTGTTATGATGGTAAATCCTATGCTGTCGCTTATGGATTACCTATTCTAACTGATTATACTATTATTGCTGATAGAACTTGGTTTAAAGATAAAGTAAAAAGTTGGAGTTATTTTATTGATAAAAGTAAAGCTTTTGTTTTTGAAAGAACAAGTAATGGAAATAATTTTTCTGCTAAATCTTTTGCTGCCGAAACTTCTATAAATATTGAAGAAAATAATGTAAGTTATCAAACAAAAACTTCATATAATGGTAATATTATTAATTATCACTCTGACCAATCGGATAATGATGATAGATTAGTTATTGGAAGTACTAAAGATCTTTTAGGATATCAATGTTTTATTGGTTGTCACGGTGATATTCTTCTATTCAATCGTACTCTTACTGAATATGAAATAGCTTGGGTAAAAGAACAATATGATGTGTTCTAAGCAGCAAGAACCTGATATAGACCTATAATGTATCTGGTGCAGTTAAATTAGACTTCTTAAATATGGAAGAAGTAGCTAACTTTGCAGGTACTATTAAATTTACAAATGTGGTATAATGAAGAATTCTATAAAGAATAATATATTTGGTGCAGTAGTATATTTCACTACTGCATTATTACTTAATAGTAGTACATCACTGCTAATGCTATTTGTTAAAGAGAATAGCGATAGATGTCATTACTATAATGGTAATTAGTTGCCTCTGCTCCTGAAACTTTAAATACATTAGATGAAATAGCAGCTGCATTAGGTGACGATCCTAACTTTGCTACTACTATGACTAATCAGTTAGGTACTAAAGCTAATAAGACAGAAGTATATACTAAGAGTGAAACAGATAATAAAGTAAATACTGCTGTAGCTAATAAAGTAACTTCTACAGATGTTACTCAGATTAAAGTAGTAAATGAAATACCTGAAGTAGGTAGTTAGACTCCTGGTATATTGTATATTAAACTTTCAGCTTAATTATGGGACAAGTTGGTTTAAATAATTTAACATTCCAAGAAGTTGCTGCTAATGGGAAATCCGTTCAAGAGATGTGGTTGAACGGTTCTTAGATATATGCTGCAGGTGACTTATGGTATGGAGTACGTTTTACAGGTAGTAGTCCTGATGGAGTAAGAACTGGTAATATGCAAATGCATAAAGACCTACCAGTACAATCATTATTCAAAGGCTGTAGACTTACTTCTGATGGTACTATTAAATACTTTAATGCTACAGATTGGGATCATTACGAAGATGGTTCTGAAGTAACTAATGGCATTGAAGATGGTAACGATATGGTTGAATTACCTGATGCATACTATACTGTAGTAGTACACGGAGACTATGATTGGGAAATCAGAATGTCTTTATATCCTTTAGAAGGATATACTAAGTTTAGTAAGAAGTATTGCTCTGCATATGAAGCTTATAGGGACGGCAGTACTTTATACTCAATTAGAAATCAAGTACCTACTGTAGATACTAATAGAGCTACTTTCTTGACACAGGCTCGTAATGGTAGAAGTAATAGTTATGCTATCTATACTTATGAGATACATAAGTTTATTACTTGGTGTTATGTAGTAGAATATGCTACCCTTAATAGTTAGAAAGCAGTTAACACAGCATTGACCGAAGAAGGTTATCATCAAGGTGGACTTGGTAATGGTATTACTAATGGAACTAAGAAAGAAAACGGTGCTGATAGATGGGCTTTTGTACCTACAGGTACTACTAATTCATTAGGTAATGGTTCTGGTCAAGTACAGTATTCATACGTTAATACAGATGCAGAAGGTACTGAAACACAAGCCAGTCAATACGCTAATAGATACAGAGGTATTGAAAATCCATTTGGTCATATATGGAAGAACTGTTGTGATATTGTTGTAACAGGAACAGACAATAAGATATACGTCACCAACAATAAAGAGAATTTTGGCATAGATAAATCGTTATATGAAGATAGTGGTTTAACTACTCTCACTACTAGCAATCAATGGATTAAACGCATTACAAATAATGCGGCTGCTGACTTATTCTGTTAGGAAGGTGGAGCTGGTTCTACTACGTATTTCTGTGATCATTATTGGACGAATGCTGTAGCATCTGACAGAACTTTACTGTTGGGGGCTGACGCGGGTAATGGTTCCGCTGCGGGTTTATTCACTCTGGATTCTGACGATGGCCTTGGTTCTGCGGCTGCTACTGTCGGTACTCGTCTGGTATATATCCCTTAATTATTAACAAATAGGTTGTCGTTCTGGATTGAACAAGTAAGTTAGATAGGAGCTAACACGAGTAATAGTTCCAATGCAGGTTTATTCAATCTGGATTCTAACAATGACCTTAGTAATGCGAATGCTAATGTCAGTACAATGAAGCACGATTATCAGAGAACTATCAGTGATTTTCAGATTATTTGAGGAACGAGACCTTACCTCTTGGCAAAAGATAACTAACCTAAACAAGTGTGTTGGTAACTTCGGTGAAGACTCACTTAGGTGCTTCAGATGAAAAGATATAATAATTTATTTGAAAAGATTGTTTCAATAGACAATCTATATTTAGCTGATAAGAAAGCTAGAAAGAATAAGAGTAATAGAAACGATATTAAGGAGTTTGACAAGTATAAAGATAATTTATTAGTTAGATTACAAGGTACACTGATAGACCAAACTTATACCACCTCTAAGTATGATACATTTATAATTAGAGAACCTAAGGAAAGACTTATATTCAAATTACCTTACTATCCTGATAGAATTGTTCATCATGCTATTATGAATATATTAGAACCAATTTGGCGTTCTGTATTTATTACTAATACTTATAGTTGTATTAAGAAGAGAGGAATTCATAAGGCATTATATGATGTACAAAGCGCATTGAAAGATAAATAGAATACAGTATATTGTCTCAAGTTAGATGTAAGAAAGTTTTATCCAAGTATAGACCATGAATTATTATCAGTTAGGAGAACAGACAATGCCGATATTTAAAAATATATTTAGCAGTGTAGAGAAGTTTACTATCAGTGCGATTGGTGGATTAATATCTCTATACTCTCCGGTTTATGTCCCTATCTTAGCCTTAGCTGCTATTATAATTTTAGATACAATATATGAATGTAAGGTAAATAAGAAGAAGGAGACAACCGATATTGTTAGTAAATCTAAGAGATTATTTTCTAAGATATTCTATAAAATGCGAGATGCTATCGTAGCAATCTGTGGTGCATTCACTATAGAGAAGTTTATAGTAACTTCAATTAATTTACATGCTGTAGAATTTATTGCTGGAGCTATAGCACTCGTAGAATTCTTTACTTTACTTGAACACTTAGGTAAACTTCACCCCAGATGGAAAGTGTGGACTTTACTTAAGAAATTAGTAAAGAAAAAAGGGGAACAGATATTAGATGTCAAATTAGATGATGAACTTTCAGATGATACCAGTCATAAGCGTAGTTAATTGGTTAAGAAAGAATTTCAAAGTAGTCGCAGTAGGTTTAGTTAGTTTACTTATTGCGACTATTTTTTATCAACATAATTAGCTACAGAACAAGAACAGAGAAATAGACAGAATAACTAACAACATAAGAGCATATGAAGAAATAGCTTCCAATGCTCAGGATAATAGCAGAGTACTTTAGCTTACTATAGATGAACTTAACCATAGTAAAGATAGCTTAATATAGCAAGTTAATAAGGTTAAGAAAGAATTAAAAATCAAAGACAAGAACCTAACTGACGCAAGTGTAATCAATACCTAGATTAATGATTCTGTGAAAACAGTAATCAAAGAAAAGTTAATAGACTTTAACGAAGAGCTAAAGCTCAATGATTTAACAACTATCATAGTTAGTAGAAAGGACTCAATCCTAACAGCCAAGATTGATATAAAAAATCAACAAATTATATTTGTAGAAGATAAGAAAGAATATAAAAACAGATATAAAAATGGCTGGGTTAGGTTCTGGCACTTTGATTGGCGACGTATAAGAATAAAGAAATATCAAGTGGTTAATAGTAATCCACTGATTAAAGTGACCGACACTCGTGTAATAGAAATAGGAAAATAAAAAAATGGAGGTATTATGCATACCTCCATTTAAAGCCATAAGCTTGTTTTCTGTTATGTTTACAACATCTAGATATATTACCGTGTGTAAAACCAAGTTTGTCATCTATTTCTTTTGCGCTTCTCCACACTTTAATAATTTTATCATCTAAAGTTAGCTGTTCTATTGGTTTTTCTTTTGATAAAGATCGTCTTTCTATTGCAGTACCATAATTAGTATTGTATTTGTATGTGCACCATTCTAGATTATCTACATGATTGTTAGACGGATTTTCATCCTTGTGATTTATTATAGGATAGTTATTAGGATTATCTAAGAAAGCCATAGCTACTATTCGATGTACTCTCATAGTATGGTTCAGACCGTCGTTTCCTTTTAATATCACTATAAGATGATTATGACGTAGTTTGCCAGGCTTAAGATATTTTTCTTTTAAATATCTTTTTCCTGATGAATCATATCTGGCTTTAGACTTTACATTTCCAAAATTAGATATCATATAATTATCAAAATTTTCAATATCTTTCCAAATTTCCTTCATAAAAATAAAACTAGTTATATAAATATATAACGTATATGAGTGCCAAAAGTTATTTTTGGCGTTTAAATAAATATATTCAATAATTATTAATCAATAATAATATGCATAGAATATTTCGTGTTAAGGCTTACGAGATGGAACATGGTCCGCACTTCAATGAGGAACACGCTCGTAAAGCTGTAATGAAAATGGAAAATGAGGATGGTACTCGTGGACCGCATTGGTCTATAGAAGAGACTACCACATTAGCCAGTCAGTATGGTATTTCCTTAACTGGTAAATACAATCGTTACGATTGGTATGTAGCATTGAACATGGTATATTCTGATTACTATAGAGTTATTATGAACATTACTGGTTCTAATAACACTAAACATTACGTTGAATTCGCAAAGGCTTGGCTTAATGACAAAGATATAGACGAGGGTAAAATGTGGTACTACTACATTTACGTAATGTGTGATAAAATCAGAGAAGCTGAAATGGAATGCTACGAAGAAGAACTGGAGAAACACGAGGGTGAGGAAGAACCTTACGGAATGTTTAGACGCGGTTCTAGAGGTGGTAGAGGTAGAAGAGGTATGTATACTTACAGTAGAGTATTTCCTTCTATGAAAGAAGAAGACTTTGAAGAGTACAATAAACTATTCGATCGCGAAAGTGAAAGAGAATATAATCCTTATAATGAATATAGCCGTGGTAGATCCACTCGTTATATCAGATATTAATTAAAATCAATTTATAAACTAAATCAATTATGTTAGAAGATAGAATTATCGTGCAAGATCGCGGTATCGACGCTGGTCTCGCTGCTTTAATGCAAAATGCTAATAAAGGTATGGATCCTGCAGCTTTGATGGCTATGATGAACAACAACGGTGGTTTCGGTGGAAACGGCGGTTGGTGGTGGATCTGGATCATTCTGATCTGGTTCTGCTGGGGTGGTAACGGTTTCGGTGGCCGTAACGCTGGTGCATTAGCTTCTGAACTAAATACTGATGCTAATACTAATTTGCTCATGTAGGCTATCAATGGTAATAAAGATGCAATAAGCAATCTGTCAACTACTTTGAACTGTGACATCAATGCAGTTCAGTCCGCTTTGAATCAAATCAATGCTGGTGTAAGTTAGATCTCTTGTGATACTAAGCTGTCAAGTTGTGAAGTAATTAATGCTATTACTTCTGGTAATGCAAATCTTGCTTCTCAGTTAGCTAACTGCTGCTGCACAACTCAGCGTTCTATTGACGCTGTAAACAACAACATAACTAAGATGGGTTATGAAAATCAGTTGTCCGTATGTAACCAAACTAATAACTTGGTTAACACTATGAACAGCAATACCCTGTCTCTCCGTGATAGCAATACAGCTAATACTCAGTCTATAATCGCTAAGCTTGATGCTATACAGAACCAAGCTCTGTTAGATAAGATTGATACTTTACGTGAAAAGAACTCTACTTTGATTTCTCAGTTGAGTAACGAACATCAGACAGCTGCTGTAGGTTCTATGATTAATCAGGCTACTGCTCCTATTGTAACTAGACTGAATGATTTGCAATCAGATGTTGATGGTATCAAATGCAAATTACCTAATACAGTAAGCGTACCTTATCCTCAGTTAACAGCCATTAACACAGATATTTATCGTGCTGCTGCCTATGGTGCATACGCTGGTGATGTAGCATATGGTCGTAGTGGATACGGTTGTGGATGCAATAATTACTGGGGTTAATTCCAGTAAGAAAGGAGGTAAGTATGTGGCCTAACTTTTTTACAGGATTACCCTTTCTATTTCCTTCATTAGGAAGAATAAATTACAATACTTTACCAGTAACTAATGTTACAGTTGGAACTGAAGCTGTAACATTAGAACTTCCTAATCATGCATTTAGAAATAGAGATTATGTTGGTGGATTTTATATAGACTTAAGAACTGCAATACCTACAGGTACTAGTGCTACATTACCAATACTAATTGGCACTAATGGTGATACTAGACCTTTAGTAACTTATAACAATGAACCAGTTAGAGTTGAAAATCTTGCAGGTACTGGTATATATTTACTCCATTATAATAAGTATACAAATCAAGTATTTTTGGTAAGCGGTGGTTATAAAGCAACTGCTACTCCATCTGCTTAATAATAACAAGGGCTACTTTTTAGTAGCCCTTTAATAACTAATATTATGACATTCGATAAATTAAATCAAGGGGATAACGTCTATATTATAGAAGTTGTCGGAACATTCAAAAAAACAACGGAATACAATGTAGGTACTGTTATATCAGTATCGAATGCATACGATGAACCATTACAACCTGGTTAGTTTTAGTTACCTAATCAACCTAGGAAGAAATTAATAGATGTTACTATACAATGTAATGGGGAATAGAAAAAATTCTCTATACCTGAGAATAGGACCGTGATAACAGACAATAATCTAGGTTTAACTATATCTACAGATAAACAGGAGATTGTAGGTATAATAAGGAATTAGTACAACACTTATAAAGCTAGGAAAGAGTCAATAGCTAAGTGTGATGAAGAAATGAGTAAGTGCTAGGCTTTACTTGAGAAACTAGATATACCAAAGGAACCTACTAATACAGAGGATCCTAGGTTAAAGGAACTACAAGATGAAGTAAACGAATTAAAGAATATAATTAAACAAGCAAGTTCTATGGTTCCACCACCCATGAAATAGATGTTACCACAGAATATGTAGAATGTAATGAAAGAGGTTGATCAATAAGGTCAACCTTTTTTTTGTTTTAAGACTGTGTAAGAAGAGCTATTACATAACTAAAGGGATTGTAAGCAATTAGCCATAAAATGCCGCTATGAGCTTTAAAATGCGTTTTAGGATGTATTAACGTTAATTATAAATAATATGTCACTTAATAACTTAATTGATAATATATTACTAATAGCGCGCAATAGTAATATTACTGAATCTGAACATCTATCTAGACATTAGATTGAGATGTGGATCAAGAGTTATAGGGCTATGCTAATTAAACAAGCTATAGACAAAGGCTATGATATTGATGAAGCATATAAGACTACTCTTGGACCTATTCATTTAGATAGAGAGGAAATAGTACCAGGTAAGTTTATATATGTTGGCGATAGAGAATTGCCAACTTTAATTGGTTTTAAGAATAGACCTGGTGTAGTAGCTATACGAGATATGTTTGGTAATTTAATTTAGTTAGGTAGTTATACTAAAGCTAAATTACAAAGATACAGAAAAGCTACTTGTAAAGACTATATTGCTTGGGTTAGAGGTAATAAAGTATATGTAGAAGGAGATTCTAATTAGTTAGAGTATATAGAAGTAGATGTAATTGCAGAAGATCCTACAGAGGAGAAAGCTTGTTATAATCCAGACAGTGATTATCCAATACCAGCATCTATGATACCTACTATTACTTAGATGATACTTGAGAAAGAATTAAAGATATTAGTAACACAACCTAGTGATGTTACTAATGATTCCAAGGACGATACTTAGAATAGATATAGTAAATGAGAGAAAGAGTAAAATACAGACGTAAGAATTATACTGTTGCTGACTTCTACACAAACTATAAGAAGAGTATTGATCCTAATACATAGTATGATGTAGATTTAAAAACTTATAAAGCAATAGTAACTGATTACTTTAAATACATACGAGATGAAATAATGTACAATTGCAAAGAATTCAAACTCCCATGCAGATTAGGTACATTACAAGTAATCAAACATTAGCCAAAAGAATTCTCTGGTAAGAGTTTAAGATGGGATTGGAAATCAACAAAGGAAACTGGAGAACCGGTATACTTACTTAACGAGCATAGTGGTTACTTCAAATATAGATTTCACTGGTCTAAAAAGAATTGTTTACTAACTAATAAAGGTAAATATTAGTTCATAGCTTCAAGAGAAAACAAACGCACACTCGCTCAAATTATTTTTAATAAGTTAAAGGATTATCCAGAATTATGATAAACAATAGAATGATTAGCTCTAAGACTGTTCTAGCAAAGGTCATTGCGGATTTAGACTTAAAAGAGGATCAGATTAAAATTTCTGATATTCGTGAGTGGATTTGCGAAGGAATGTTAAAAATTGGGGCTATACAACAATATGAACACAAAGTAGCGGTACTACCAGTTAATTGTCATTAGGCAGCATTACCATGTGACCTATATAAACTTGGATAGGTTGCTTTTTCATTTTAGAATAATGGTGGTTGGCTACCTATGCGAAAAGCTACTTCTAGCTTTGGGGTTCAACACGATACTTGTATTGATAGACCCTGTATGTTGATACCTGATGCTGGTCTAATACCATTAGTAAAGAATATGTTTAATTTAGTATCTGATAGAGAAGCTTTAGATAAGCTTAATTCAGATTCTAATATGCGTAATACTTTAAGTGCATTAGTAAACCAGTATACTGTAGCAAGTCCAGCTAACAGATATGTAAATGGTAAATTTGCTCATACCGATGGTACAATGTACAGCGCAGATTTATAGTATATGACAAAACCAGGTTATATTATGACTAATATACCTACCGGTTTTGTCAAAATAGAATATTATGCTATATTTACTGATGAAGAAGGCATGCCTATGATACCAGATATGGAATCCTATAAAGAAGCATTATTGTGGTACGTTACATTAAAATTAATGTATCCGAGAAAGCTAAAGGGACAAATATCTTAGTAGGATTACTTAGAAATGAAGACTAGCTGGAACTACTATAGAAAGTAGGCTTATGCTGAAGCTATGTTACCTGGAGTAGATGAACTGGAAAGTATTAAAAATACCTATCATAAGCTTTATCCAGAATTTAATGATCATGATACTTTCTTTAGTACTACTGGTGAAGAACAAATACTTTATAATTAGAATAGATTATGATTAGTAATACAGCTCAAATAAATACATTTTATGGTGGAATGAACACTGATAGTGCCGCCAGTATGTTACCAAGTAATCAATATAGATTTGGTTAGGATGTTCGTATCATTACTGATGATTCTAGTACTAGTGGTGTTCTTTAGAGTGTAGAGGGTGCTAAAAAGTATAATTATGGCATCAAGAATACTGAAGAAATAATAGGTACTGCAACTATTAATGATATTGCTGTAGTAGTTACTAAGTTAGTGGATGGCTATAATAAGATATATCGTATAGAAAATTTTGATTCTCCCAATTTAGTTAGTACAGTTGTATTATAGGGAAAATTAAGGTTATGTGAGGAAGCTAATTCAAATCAATTGAGTATAGTATTAAATTATGAAACACAATCAAATATTAAAGCTTACTTTACAGATGGCAATTCATCTATTAAGGTAATTAATATTATGAGTGATAAGTATGTAAAATATCCTAATGAAGATAATCCATTAGTAGATTCTGATGGTAACATACTTAATCCTGATAGCATTGATATAATACCTAATGCAGTGTTACCTCCATTTGAAATTACAAAAATAGTATCTGGTAACTTTCAAGCTGGCATGGTATAGTATTGTTATAGACTATATAATCCTCATTCTCAACAGACATCTATATCTAGTTTGAGTAATTGTGTGCATCTAGATGCTTCTAGTATTAGTGCTAACTTAGTATATCATTATGGATCATAGAAAGATTCCTATACTGGTAAAGGATGTACTATATAGGCTCCATTAGATACTAAAGATTTTAATAGGTGTACTATTATTCGTATCTTCTATAAAGATAACAATTCTACTCCTACTTATTCTATAGCAGATGATATAGAAATAGATACAGACAAGAATGTAATAAGTTATACAGATACAGGCAGTAATTAGCTTAGTGTTATGACTCAAGAAGAATTTAACGCCTTTACTGGTTATGCTTTTATTTGTAACAGTATTACTTCTGTATAGAACAGATTATTTGCTTCTAATATTACAGAAACCTCTTGGGTTCCTATGATAGAAGATAATGGTAAGCTAGTAGAGTATGATGCTAGAGCATATAGAGCAAATAAGGATGGTAACGTTAGATTAGAAACTTCAGATCCGAATGATTATATGTACTTTGGAATTGAAGACTATGACACAATGCGTAAAGTTCCAGCGCATCACGATTGTATTAACCCTTATAATGCTAAGAGAGACATTAGTGGGCAGTTAACTATATTACCATACGTTTACGGTAAGGGTGATAAACTAGGAGGTAACGGTCTTAATATAGAGTATAGTTTCGTATATACTGAATTAAAGGAAGACTTTATTTCTATTTTAAATGGCGGGTTAAGAAACAATGTAGGTATTAGCAATAGTTCGGAAACTGTAAAAAGTATGGACTTATATCATGTAGATCCAACAGATATATTTTTTAACAAATAGAAACTAGCTACTACTAAGAAAATAAAGACTGCCACAAGATAGAAGAATTACGCTGATCCAGTAATATCTGCTTTATTTAGAAGTTATCAACGAGACGAGGTATATAGATTTGGTATAGTATTCTACAATAGTAAATCTATAGCATCACCAACATTATGGATAGGGGATATAAGATTTCCTAACATGGATACTTTTCCAGCATTTAATTAGGATATAGGCAATAATGTATTTTAGTCTATGCCTATAGGAGTTAGATTTACAGTAAAAAACTTCCCTATAGACGCTGTATCATATGAAATAGTTAGATGTGATCGTACTGAACAAGATAGAACAATTGTATCACAAGGAGTAATTACTTCACTACATAATTATAAGATAGTAGAAGATAGAGATAACGGTGAAGTTGGTAGAGGTACGTCTAAAGATACGAATGAGTACAGACCAATGCCATTTTTGATGAACAAGCGTAGGCAAATGGTAATGGGTCTTACCGGTTCTGCATTTAAAAGAACTAGTACTATAGATACTAACGACATAGCATCTGGGTATTGGAGATTTATATCTCCTGAGGTTTGTTTTAATGGAGAGAAAGCGGAAGAAGTATTCAAAGATAATGTGTATATTAAATAGGAAAGTCTTATTCATTCTTACTTTAGTACAGCAGAAGTAGATACAACCACTGGAGTAAATGTATAGAATTGGGTAGGAATGAATAATAGAAGTGTATATCCACCTAATAATACAGTTGTAAATTCATCTGGATATAGAAAATGGACCAAGGTAGTCAATAAAGATGACAGCCAATCTGAAAATGCAGCTCAAGTATTTGAAATTCATAAAGATGATTTCTGTGGGGCTTACATACAAAAATTCTATTCTAAAGGATCTTCTATCTATAATTCAGCAGAATAGACTATTATAGCTGCTAAACTTGCAAAAAATATACCTTATAATGTAACTAATAATGGTGGTGTAGCTCCTTATAAGATAAATATAGGTGACATTGTTTATACTAATTGGGCAACTAGTGAATTTTATAAAGCTGGAAATAAGGATAATGTTGTTACCTATGGTCCAGCTGGGCCATGTATGATACTACAATCTTCTGAATAGGATAAGCAAAGTATAGAAAGAGTTTCTGCTTACAGAGACTCTAATATGATGAATGATTGCGTTGTAACTGTAGTTAATGTTAAAAAAGCAATTATACCTTACAGTGGTAATACTTATTCATCTAGAACTAGTAATACTTATATACCTGTTGGAGCTTATGGTAATAAAGCTAATAATACAGTATATGCATTTGGTGGTGATACTTACTTAGGGATACTAGACTATCCGTGCCAGATGATATTTCAAAGGAATGATGTAAATGAATGGAATGAAAACAAGAGATACTTTGGAGCTTACATTCCTTTAGAAAGCACTATAAACCTAAAGTTATCTATGGGTGAAATGACCAATAGAACATACAATGCAGGTACAGGTGCAGTGGATGCTTTTATGCAATTAGAGCCTACTCAAATGTAGCAATATCATTCCCAAAGTAAACCATATTATTTGTATAATGATGTTTATTCAGTAACACCAGATGCTAAATTATTCAGTACTAGAGGTCTATACGATGAAGCTAATGTAAAATCAGCCAATAGAGTGTATGTATCACAGGCTAAAACTATCAATGAAAATATAGACAATTGGTCTGTATTTAAACCAGCTAATTTCATAGATGTAGATTATCAGTATGGAGAAATAACTAACATACGAGGTATATTTAATAGATTGTACTTTTGGTAGAATAATGCTTTTGGAGTATTATCTGTAAATGAAAGATCGCTGATACAAGATAATAATGTAGGTCAGTTAGTATTAGGTACTGGTGGTGTATTAGATAGATATGATTACTTAAGTACTTTAAATGGTACTAAAGTTATTAATGATAGAAGTATAGTAAACTCTAGCAATAGCATTTATTGGTATGACTAGGATAAGAATGAAATATGTAAATCTACAGGAGGCGGAATAAGTATAATCACAAAAGACTGTAACGTACAATCATATATGAACACAATATATAGTTAGAAAACTAAAGGAGCTAATTCGTTGTATGATAAGAAATATGACGAAGTATGGTTTAGATTATATAATAAGTCTTTGATATATAATGAGAAGCTAAATGTATTTACATCTTTATATACATTTGATCCAGATTTTACGTTACCTATCAGAGATAAGGTTGTAGCTACTAAGAATAATGAATTTTATATAATAAATTCATTAGATATAGAAGGATTTGGTGATACAAGTAAGGATATAAGACTACGAATCATAGTAAACAAAGATCCTCAATATACTAAAGTATTTGATAATATTGCATTACAAGGAGAATTTATAGATCCTAATAATAAGATATTAACTAATGACATATTAGATGGAATAAAATTCAATACTAAACATCAAGTAGCGAATAAAGAAGGAGAAGATTTAGTATTTGACTATCGTGAAGATACTTATAGAATGCCTGTTCCAAGATAGGATCAATTCGAGGAAGAAGACAATATGTCATTTCCTGCTAGAATGAGAGGTAAATATATGGTTTGTGATTATAAGTTTAAATCAGATAAGGATTATTCTTTTTAGATACCTTAGATAACAACTACTTATAGATATTCTAGAATTTAATATGAAAAAGAATAAAAACAAAAGAAAAATACAGATTCCTGCTGCGTAGTTTGGTTTGCCGGTATCTTTAAGTAATATGCAGGAATTACAATCCTCTATATCTAGAGGTATTGCTCCTAATAATCCTAGCAACCTTATAGTTAAAAGTAACCCTACTAAGGTTGGTATAGGAAATATATCTGGTATAACTTAGGCAATACCAGGGACTATAAATACATTAACAAGTCCTTTTTAGACATCTACAGCTACTACAGGCGGAGAAGCCACTATGCAATCTATTGCAGGTATTGCAGAAGGAGCAGGATCTGGTGCACAACTTGGTATGACTATAGGGGGGCCTGTAGGTGGATTAGTAGGTGGTATAGCTGGTGCAGCTGCTGGTCTCATAGGTAAAAAAGGAAAGGCAGCAGAAATGACCTCATTTACTGACTTTGATGAAGGTACTCTGGGTACTGGCTTAAGAGGTGCATTTAGAAATAAGAAACTTAGAAGACGTAGAGCTGCTATAAGATTGAACGCATTTCAAAATAGAGAAGCTGTAGCTGGTACAGAAAGATTAGCTAATGAGTTTAATGAAGATAACACAGAGTTTGATACTGATGTATTTGAATACGGTGGTAAAGTTCCTTCATCATTGGCTTATGTAGATGATGGAGAACTAATACAGACCCCAGATGGTACGGTAAGTAAAGTGCCTGAACAAGGACAACCTACAGATAGTAATTTAGTAAACTTACCAGAAGGAAGTAGAATATTAAGTAATACTTTGAAAGTACCTGGTACAAATAAAACCTTTGCAGAATTAGGTGATAAAGTAATGACTAGAAAGAAAAGTAAAGGAAAAGACATATACGCTTAGAATGCAGATATGCTTAACGAGATGAATAACAAATTAATGCATGACAAATTATTTGCTATGCAGGAAAGTATTAAAGCTAAGAAAGGCATTAAGAATAAAACTAAAGAACTAGAAAGTTTTGCTAGAGGAGGTGATAATACTCCAGCTGGATATAATGCTGCTGGTTTTATGATAGATCCTAGATTTGCTGGTGAAATCAGTATGGGTGTCAGTGCCCCTACACCAAGAGTTAGAGATACTTGGGGCATGAAAGGTGACGTTACTGCTCCTTGGGATAATTACGGTAGAGTATCAGAAATAGATAATGCTACTAGAAAAGCATCTCCTAAAGTAACCACTACTAACTATACTTCTAGAGTAATACCTAAAACTGCTAAAGTTACTGCTCCAGAGATAATACCTAATCTGGATACTATAGATGAAAGTTTTGACATAGATGCTACTCCAGAAGATATTAGAACTAGAACTATAACGGGTGCAACAGTACAACCTGTAATTACTGCTCCACAAGAGGAACCTGTAATATTAGAAGGGCTAAGCAGTTTGATTAGTGGAGCGACTTCTTTAGCTCCTATAATGTCTAATCTGTTTACTAGTAGTCCAGAAGCAGTACCTGCTAATTACAACCCGTATGCTACAGCTATTACTAACACTATGGGTAGACGTAGATACAATATTGATCCACTACTCAGAGACATAGAAACTAATAGAAATGTAGCTAATTATGCAGCTAGTCAACAAAGAACTAATACTGGTCAAGATATGGCGTTTAGATTACAGAATGCAATTGCTACCAATAAGGCTATTGCTGCTGCTAGAGCTGCTGAAAGTAATGCAAATAATCAGTATAAAGCGGAATATGCCAACACAATGAATAACTTAGGACAGCAGTGGGTTCAAGCTACTAACTTAGCATCTGAGCTTAATGCTCGTAACAGAGCTACTGCTAGAAATATTCGCAGAACAGGTTTAGGTCAATTAAGTCAGTGGGCTCAAAATAGAGAATTAATGAGCAATCAAAGAAGTAGAGATAATGCTATGCTTAAATTATACGATCCATTTTTGCAAGCTGGTTTTACTTCTGCTGATATGAGTCAATTTAAAAAATGGTTAAATAAGGGAGGAAATAGATAATGACAGCTAATAGATATGATTAGGCTGCTGAAGCCCCTATATTAAACACATACGTTCCTATTAACTTTGGGGAACTATACAGAATAGGAGCTACATAGAAAGCAGCAGTAGATGAAGCAGCTAAACAATTTAGTACAGCATTACAGAAGTTTGGGGAATTTCGTTCCCCATCTGCTGTAGATACACAGAACTGGTATAATTTAACTATTAATAGAAAGGATGTACAGGATGCCATTAGCTAGATAGCCCAGAATCCTGATGCTATGAAAGACGCCTCCTTTAGAGCTAATCTACAGTCTTTAATTAATAGTACCGATTATTCATCTTTGTCCTTACTTAAGGAAAGTGCTGATAATCTTAGATTAGGGTTATAGACCAGGGCTAAGATGAAAGCAGAAGGGCTGTATAACGAAGATTGGGATGAATCTGATATAGCTAACTATGACACATTAGGAACTAAGAAAGTATTTGAAGATATTAGTCCTGTGAAATTCATGACCGCTAATCAGTTAAGTAATCCTTACTTTGATAATTTAAAACCTGGTAGTTTAGGTGTACAATGGAAAGATGGAGTTAAATACCAAGTAACTGGTAATAACATGGATGACCTATACGCTGTGGCTAACGCTCATTATAATGATCTCATTAATACTCCCCAAGGACAGAAATATTACCAATAGATGCTTAAAAATACTGGTGGAGATGCAGATGCAGCTAGACAACAATTTATAGATATGATTGCTTCTTCCTAGATAGATAGAACTAGAAGACCTCAATTAACAGTTGATCCGTTGTGGCTAGTGTAGGCTAAAGCTGCTGCGAGTAGGACTGGTAGAGATGAGATAATTAGACCTAATCCAACTAGATTAGACTTCTTAAATGAATCTATTACTAGAAGTGTACAATCTAGAATTGGTTCTAGATTTGATCAATATAGAAACTATATAGAAGGATTGATAAGTAAATATCCAAATACTAAAATAGCTCAAGATGCTAAGAAAGGAGTTCAGAATATTGATAATATGATGAGCTCATATATGCAACTTAATCAGGCTGCAATGCAGTATTCTAATGCTTATAGAGCTACAGGTAATGATAATGATTTGATAGTAGCTAGAAGTGCGTCAGATGCAGCTGATAGATTACAAGCTCAAATGATAGGCTTAGCTAACAAGCATATACTTAGAGATGAATTCCAAAAGACATCTGGTTTCTCTCCTATATCAGTAAGCGGTAACAAAGAATATTCTAAACAAGGATATTTAAAAGGAGTAAATTCTGCTCTAGATATGATTAAAGGTAATGTTAGCTTACTTGAGAGTGACGATTTATTAACTGGTATAGGTGGTTCACAACAAGAAATAAAAGATGAAAATGGAACCACAAAGAATGTATATCAGTTTAATGATTCTAGAGGATTCTTATTACCAGAAACAGTATTCCAAATTGCTTCTGAAACTACCCCTAGAAAAGCAGAAAGAGTGGCTGGTTTTGGTAGAGACACAAGCTTCCCATTAAAGGAAGTACTTGAATCAGGTAATTTATCTGATGTACAGTTCTTACCTGAAGGCAAAATGGTTAAAGTAGGACCTGGAACATTTGCATTATCTGGTAAAATAAGAATACCTAAAGAAAGAATAGAACAAGCGTTAGGTACAGGTCTTTGGAGCGATAAAGGTTTAACACAAGGATTTGCAGATAACTTAGTAGCTCCGTTTGGTAGACAGAGTACCAGAACTGCATTAAAAGACTTATATAAAGCTTCAGAAGTTACAGAAGTAGTTGGAGAAGATGGTCATGAATATTTTGAGATGGATATATTCAAAGCATTACCAAGTACTAACAATGCTCCAGAATTCTGGCAAAGAGTAAATCAAAGATGGCAAGGTGGTTCACCTACAGGTATAGGCGGTACATCCCAAGCTAAAAATGAATATGGAACTTCAGCATTACAAACATTAGGAAGTATAAGATAATATGAAAAGAAAAGTATACGATACATCATTAATAGATAGTATAAGATAGAGAACAGCTTTATATGATGCTTACTAGGCTCCTAAAGCTAATATAGAAGAATATTTCCATACTATGGAGAACCCCTCTTATGAGGGGGCTCCTGATGATTATGGAGTTACAGATTGGGTATCTAATGCTTTTAATGATTGGAATCTCAAAAGAAATGAAGCTATTAGAGATAGTGCGTTAGGTGATTATGTAATGGCTGATTAGGATTATAATACAATTCTAAATGCTAAAAATTATATTCAAGCTGTACGTAATATTAATACCATACTTCCACAATTAAGACAAGACCCTAATAACCAAGACTTAAAACAGTAGGTAAAACAATTATCAGATACTATTCTTAATAACAAGGAAGCATATGATAATATCTTAAATGATAAATTAAATGATTCTTCTTTGAATACAAAGCTGAAAACTGATTTCATTAATGGAAATTGGAATTCAGCTTTAAGTGAGATAGATCGTTAGACAACTGAACAGATAGATAAAGCAACAGGGTCTTATGTAGATCCTAATACTTTGTATGCTAAAAAGAGTTCTGCCTTATTCTAGGCTGATGTTGCTCAAAATACTGCTGATGAATACAATAGTAAATTAACATCCGATTACTATCGTAGAAAGTCACAACAACCAGGTATGGATCTTACTGATATAGATACTTATTTGTTTAAATTACCAGGTTTATTAGGTTCTTCAGCAGCTACTATTACTAATGATATACTTACTACTGGAACTACATATGCTACTACATCTATAGGTTCTAGTTTCGGCCCTATTGGAGCAGCGGCTGGTATGGTTGCTGGGGCAGGAGTATCTATATTAGGCAATCTGTTAAGTAGAGAAAGAGAATCTAAAGGAGAAGTATACAGTAACTATAAATCTGCTGTACTTAATCAGATTAATAAAAGTGGTATTTCTAAACAGTTATTAAAGGATGCCAAAGCAGAAATGCAAAGAATGGGTTCTTATACTCAAGAATAGATTGATAATGATGATTACGTATACGATCAATTACTTACTAATCAAGTAAAAGTAAACAATGTTAAGTTCGATAAAATACGTCTTAACAATTTTGAAGGTATGAAATCACTTTATACCGACAATATGGCTTTGTCTACTTGGGATGCTACTCAAACTATGTTAGAAGTTGTACCACTGGGTAAAATGGCTAAGAGTGTAAGAGGATTAAAAACTTTAGCAAATAAGTACGATAAAGGCAAAGGTTTCCTAAAGGGTAAATTAGCCGAACGTATAGACGATATAACCAGCTTTGGTATAGATAGTGTAGATAAACTGCCTAAAAAGACTAAGAGAAAAGCAATATTAGATTTAGGTGGTAGAATTCTCATATCTTCTGCTATGGAAGGAGCGGAAGAAGGAACCCAATATATGAAGGGTTAGGACTATATTAATAGACACTTTGAAGAAGATCCTAATCTAGCAAAGAGTTTCATTAAGAACATAGGATCTGGAGCAAGATCTATATTTGCAGCAATTACTCCTTGGGATTCTGTATATTCGGATGATGCTGAGTTCTTAGAGAATTTTAAAGGTGGTGCATTACTTGGTGGTCTAATGACTGGTGGAATAGGTGCTGCTACCACTTACTTACAAACTAGAGACCAATTACAGGCTGATAAATTGCTATCAGCTTTGTATGCTGAAAAACTAGATCAAAAAGATAGAGTAAGAAAAGACATTGTATATGCAGAAATGGCTGCTAATAATAAGTGGGATAACTTGATGCAGTCATTTGACAATCTTCAATCTGCTAATATTGATGGTCTTACTCAAGAAGATATAGAAACTGAAAGAAATAATGCTAATAGAGTAAAGAATATAGCTACATCTGAGTCAGCATTAAAGTAGGCTGAAGCATTAGGTATAGAACCAAATACTGAGGATTACAATATACTTATAGCTTTAAAAGATCATTATGATAAGCTAGTTGAAGAAGCAGATAAAAATTTTGTAGCATCTTCTAATAAGATGCAAAGTTTGCTGAACGGAGAAGAGGTAAATAAGCAAATCGAGAAAGTAATATCTAAATTATCTGATGAACAACGCGCTCAAATAGCTGTAGAAGATATAAGAAATGCTATTTCTCTTTATTCTGAATTAGAAGTATATAATAGACTTATAAATGATTATGAGTAGAATAGTACTAAACTCAATGATCTTGAAAAGAATACTGGTCTACGTACATCTAAAGCAGATGTAATTCATTTCAGAAATCTATTAAATACTGATAAGAAGGCATTAGAAAACAGTTATGATAAACTTAAGAAAGTATTAAGCGAATATAATTTAACTGAATCTGATTTTTAGGTTCCATCTATACATCAGGATTTAGCTGATGCTCAGGAATAGTTAATTCTTTCTGGTCTAGATCAAGCTAGAGCACGTGAAGAAAATAACTTGATGTCTTCTGACGATAAGAAGTCTATAATGGCTAAAATAAATAAATGGAAGAACTCTGAAGCTAAAGAAGATGATTTTGTTCAAGATATAGAAGACTTGTATTCTGGTAGAACATAGGAGAAAGTAGCAGAAGAAGGTGAAGAAGTTACTCCAGAACCTTTAAAACAAAAACCAGCTCCTGTTCAAGAGTAGGAAAAGCCACAGGAAGATGAAGATATAAAGTCAGCCAGACAGAATGCTAAAGAAATTCAGAACGAATTCTTTACTACTGAAAGAGACAGCCGTGGAAACAGTAAAGTAGTATTGAACACAAATAATGAATTTGGTCAAGCTTACAAGCAAGCTAGCGATGCTTTACGTGAATCATTTATATCTCAACATCCTAATGTAAAGAACTATTCTGAGTATGTAGCTGCTTCACAAATGGATAGAGCAGAAGGACTGGAAGCTGAAAGATGGTAGGAAATATACGATCTTAGAAATCAATTAGAAGAAGAAGTATATAACAACGGTAATTCTGATAAAGCTAAACAGTTAGTAAGTCAGTTGAAAGAAGCAATAGAAAATAAAATTGATTCTAATTTATTAAAAGAAGCTTATAATGATTTTGTTAGTTCAGGAGAGTGGAAAATATCACAGAACTTACAAAATAGAGAAAAAGCTAGAGCTGAAGAATTGAAACTTCTTGCTCAAGAAGCTAGAGAGGAAATAGCTTAGAGAGAGCAATAGAACATACAGACTAAATAGAAAGAAGCTCAAAAGCCTGCTACTGTTCCTAGTGAGACTGCTACTCCTGTATCTCCAGTTGAAGAAGCTCCTAAGACAGAACCTTTATCTATAGAAGATGTACCAACTCTTAGCGATATACTTGGAGGATGGCTTGGTGATGAGGCTAAACAAGCTTTAGAAACTCCAACTCAAGTTTCAGAAGAGCCAGTTCAAACACAAGAAGAAACACAGATATCAGAACCTAGATAGTTAGAAGAGCTCACATATGATTCTAGACTGGATCCATATTCTCATGAGTTAAATTACAGACTTACTGAATCTAAATAGAATGAATAGGGTCAATGGGTTAGAACTTCTAAAAAATTCCAAGGTATGGAACAATATCTTAATAATGAGGAATTTGCAGAAGTTACAGGTCAACCTGACTTTATTAAAGAAGTAACTAAGAATGGAGTACGTATAGTAGTAAAACCATATACTAAAGATGATGGTACTACTACAGATGCTATATATGCTTTATTTAATTACAAAGGTAAAGAATACATTGCTAGTATTAAGACAATAGAAGGGCTGTATGCTAGAGGAAATAGAGCTTTTAACAGACTACCTTTTAATGACCAATAGCTAATTGTAAATAATCTTAGTGCTTTACGTAATAAAGTTCTAGAACTTAATAAACAAGTACAAGCTAATCCTAACTTAGAAATAGTTCCTACTACCATTAGAAAAACAAATGGTAAGATTGTAAATCTTAAGAATGAAGATGGTAGTCCTAAAAATAGAAAACTTACAGATTCTTCTTGGTTAACCATTAAAGACCCGTACTAGATTAATCCTGAAAATACTCAAGTAGGCATTACTACAGGTAGTTTAGGTGGTAGTGTAATCAGATTTAAGAACCAAGTAATATCAGCTAAGGGTTTCCCTATGGGTAAGCCAGTATGGATGATTAAGACTTCTAGAGATGATGGTAGTACATCATAGATAGGAGTTGTTCTTAATTACGATAACTTTAAAGATAAACCTGAAGTAGCAGATTTAATTATTGATTTAGTTACCTCTAAAGATCAATTCTATACTGATAAAAATGGAGTTGTTACTAATGTTACTCCATAGAATGTGTTGTAGTTCTTAGTGAATTTTGGCCCTCAAACAGCTACTAATCCTAATGATACTAGATTATCTCCTGAACAAGTAAGAGCTAGAATGAATAAACAATTCTATTTAGCAGAGGATAATTAGTTAGTAGTAGGTCAATAGGTATACAACTTAAATGATATAAATACAGTACCTGAGATTAGAGAAAGATTGAAAAAATACATAATGGATAATTTCCATTGGAATATAGATGAAAATGGTCTAAGCTCTAATTATTTGGGAGGAGATTTACAATCTCAAGTAAAAGATCCTAAGTTGTATCCTTTAGCTTTATTCTTGAAGAACAATAATGTAGATAAGATTACTCTAATACCCAATGTTTTAGAATTTACTAACAAAGATTTCGGTATTATCAAAGATAGTAAAGGCAACAAATAGGTAGACTCTAGCTATCCTAATGGCATCAGTGTACTTGGTTGGTACATAAAGCAAGGTATTTTACTTACTGATATAGCAGATACTATGCAAGATGCTAACATATACATTGATGATGTTATGTTAGTGGATAAAAATGCAGAAAGTAAAGTAGAGCAATCACAACAAAAAGTTCAAGAAGAAACTAAAATGGGCAGTATTACCCTACCTGATGAAACTGGCAAATAGACTACTATTGATTTGGATGAAATATTTTCTATATTGGACGGTAAAGGTAGAAAAGGTCCTAATATGGAAGTATCTGAAGAAGAAGTATCTAAACTAGCTATTAATGAGGAGGATAAAATGGATCCAAAATAGACTAAAGAATGGATATAGTCTACTTTGGGCATTACTCCTGAAATAGTATCATCCATAATAGATGTTACAGAAGCTGGTAATTTAGTAGTAGGTAGAGTAACAGAGGACTCCATAAAGATCTCGGAGTAGGCTCCAGAAGGTGTTCAATATCATGAAGCATGGCACAGAGTATCACAGTTATTAATTGATCCTAAACACAGAGATAAGATATATAAGAAGTATAGAGAACAAGGTCTAAATGATAAACAGATTGATGAAAAATTAGCTGATCAGTTTAAAGACTTTATGTTAACTGAATCAGGTAATTATAGATTTGATACTAAGAATTGGTTTAGAAGAATATACGACTTTATCAAATTGTGGATTAGAACTGGTCAATATGGATTAGCTAAAGTATACTCAGCGATCAATAGAGGTAAGTATTATGGTTTGAAACCTAATGCTGAAAATGTAGATAGATTCAGAGAAATATACAAAGGTGATGGAGCTAATATGGAAGTATCTGGATATAAATTTAAACATATTCAGACAGTTAAACAATTAAATGACATTATAAATAGTTTAACTTATGCTTTCTTCCAAGTATCATTTGCAGATGGTAAGACTATTAATTACTCTGACTTATCTAAGGAAGCTCCTAAATTTGATAGACTTAAACTTATACTTCAAGCTCAAGCTTACAAGTATCCATCTGATATAATCAATGAAGTAGTAGACAAATTTGACTCTATTATACTTCCTATGCTTACTACTAAACTAAAGCAATTAGGAATTAGATCAATAGATAGAAATGAAAGTGATACTTTAGCTAATATAGAAGAAGGAGCCGAAGGAGTAAACATAGGCCAGCATACAATAGAGGGTATGAACATCTCTATTAGAGATAATGCTCCTGCTGAAGTAAAGTTCTTCTTTCAAACTATACCTGTATATGAAATAGGGAAAGATGGTACTCCGCAAACTAAGTTTGATGAATATACTCATTTTCCTAGTTTTGTAGATCCAAATATAGCTTGGACAAACATATTGAAAGATTTATCTGGGTGCAGAACTATATCTAATATTATTGATAGAGTGCAATTCTTTGCTAAGAATGGTAATACATTCTATCAAGCATTATTGCTTAGACTAACTACTCTGGTAAAGAACTCTTTGAGTGAAGATGTAAATGTAGCTACACAAGCTGAAGCTATGCTTACTAAGATAGAAACTGTAATTACTTCTGACATTAACAACTATATAACAGTAAAGATTAGTGAAGATGCAGATACTGGCCTTACGAAGATGGAATTAAAAGACAATACAGTAGATGTAAAAGCAGCTAACTATCCTAAAGTATGGTCGCAGTACTTCTTTAATAATGCTGGCATATATAGATATAATGAAACAGGTGCTATTGTTGCTACAGATAATGCTAAACAAACCTTACGAGTTATAATAGACAATTTTAATAGAATTAGAAATGCTTTTACCAACAATAAAGGTATATTAAAAGTAGGTGATAACAATGTAGATTTGCATATAGCAGCTAACCAAGAGTATCTAAAGGATGTAATTGTTCGTATGTTAAATTCTGTAGGTGTAGGTATAGATAAGCCAACGCTTAATAGAATGTTAATGTCTGGAGATTATGGTAATCCTAGATCAGACCAATATACATTGCTAAACTCTTTCTTAGTAAATAGAATTAAATTTGGTGGTATTCCTAGATTAATAGAAACATTAGATAGTATCAAAAACTCTATTAATAAAGACAACACTATCAAAGATATAGAGAGCCCAGAAGGAGTGATACAACCTACTTAGGTATGGAATACACAAGGTTTTGTTAAGGAAATAGCAAATTACTATGCTTATCAACATGCTACAGATAAGAGTCTAAGTAGCTATGGCCCAGATGGTAATAGCTATTACATGGTATCTTAGAATAACTTTGCAAAAGACAGACTTAATGAAATAGTAAATGATAAGGATACTTTTGATAATCTAAATGCTGTAGTATACAATGGTAATTCTATTATTCTAAATGCAGTTAAAAGAGGTAATAAAGATCTATCTATAGAAACTCTAATAAACTTCAAAGATACCACATCACAAGATGTAGGTAGAGATTACTTTGGTATTACTGATAGAGAAGATTATATTGCTAAAATGGTAGCTGTATTTAACGATAGAATAATATTCCCTACAGTAGCAGATAAAAAGACATACCATTTCATTAGAGGAATTAAGTTGCCTCATGAAAGAATAAAGTTCAATACCACTCCTCAAGGTGCTTATATCCAATATGGGGAGCAAAGTATGGATACTTTACTGGGATATTGTTATGATGAATTGAATCAAATAGAATTGTGTTTAAGACAGATAGATGATGATCCAACTCATTATGATGAGGAAACAGGATTACATTACAACGAAGATGGTACTATCAATAATGATTGGTTAGAACCTACCAGAAGAATAAAGAATTTCCATACGCCAAATAAAGTAAGTTGGAAGGATAAGAATGGTAAGAAGCATACTAAGAAATTAGAAGGAAATGGCGCTAGATTCTTATTGTTAACCGGTATTAGAACATCTAAAGGCTTTGTTAGCTTCAATGATCCTATGAAATCAGCTAAAGAAAATCTTTAGACAGCTAAAGATTACTTCTTTAACTTATCTAAAGATACGCAGAAAGCATTTTTAAGCTCTTTGATCAATGAACGTGTTAAACAGGAGATAGCTACAGCTAAAGAGTTAGGCTTGATTGAAGGCAATGAAAATAATGATATTTGGAGTTTGCGTAATAAGCTGCTTGATGATGTTGAATTGAACAATAGAAAGGCATTTTATAGTCAACTTGATCCAACTAATGCTGAAGGATACGCTATATTTGACATGTTAGCTGATTATACAATTAATAGTATAATATCTATTAATGAAGTAGAAAAGTTATTCAGTGGAGCTCCTGCTTACTATAAAGTAAAGTATGATCAATATGGTCCTGTAGATGTATCTATTGATAAAATCAAACGTCTTGGTTCTCTTACTTCTACTGGTTTGAATAACAGACTAGATTTCTTTAATGATCCTATTAGAGATGCATATGTAGTTGCTGAATTAAAAGACCACGAAATAATGGACAAGCAATACTACATCTATGAAGGATTATTTACTAGAGGTAATATTAAGGAAACTATTCAAGAATTAGAAGGTGAAGATGCTTGGAATCAGGTAAAAGATTTAAGTATTCAAGAAATTGAAAAAATCTATCCTGAATCAGTCAAGATAGCTAAACAAGCTGCTAAAGTAGAAGTAGAAGGTTACAAAGAAGGTATAAATGTAGCGGATGCTGCTGTATACATTAGCCCTAATATGACTAGAGATCTACTTAGAATGCGTGGAGTATGGTCTCCTGAAATAAAGAAAGCATTTGAAATCCTTACTAATGAAGATACAGCTAATCTATGGGATTCAGATCCCAAATTGTATGCAGAAGCTAATAAGGTTATCCTAAATGCTATGAAGTACATGGCATTCGGTACCAGATTCAACGAAATACCGGGATTAGGTATACCTTACTTTAATAAGATGGCTCTATTCCCATTATTCAAGAGTATAGCTACAGGTGATATTAAAGCACTGCATGATAGGATGGTAGACCCAAGTAAACCAGTAGATATGGTTCTATTTGACTCTGCTGTTAAAGCTGGTTCTAGATCTCCTATGAAGTTCTATAGAGTAGCTAAAGATAGTGAAATAGAACTAAGAGATGGTCAAACTGTTCTTAGTGCTAAAGTTACTGATGAGTTAATTAACGAAGAAGGAAATACTCTAAATGACTTTAATAACTTAGTTACTTATACTCAGAAGTTTAAGTACTTAAGACAACAATTAGAGACTAATCCTCATACTCACGAAGAATAGATGGCTGGTACTCAGTTTATGAAAGTAAATCTATCTAATCTACGTATGGATGATTTATATGGTATTGAAGGTCAACAGGTAACTGGTAGACAAATTAAGGATACTATTATGAATGCTTTGAATAAATTATCTGATATAGGTGTTAAAGACTTAGAAGATGAATTATTCAACAAAGACGGTAGTGTAAATGTAACCAAATTAGCTAAAATGTTAGAAGATGATGCTAGAGAATCTGATGCTAACGATAATGTATTATCTGGTCTCAAAACAGCTAATAATAAATTTATAATGCCTTTGTCTTCTTTATCAGATAATAAGTGGTTAGAAAGTAGATTTATCTCTATGATCAATAAGTAGGTTATTGATGTTCATATACCTGGTGGAGCATTTATCCAAAGATCTACTTTAGGTCTAGAAGCTACTTCTACTAAGGTAGTAACACCAAATATGATAAATGACGGTAGAGTATTAAAATCTATAAATGAGGAGGGTTCAATGGATTCGGTAGTAAGTATAAACTTATTTAAATACTTTATACCTAATTATGAAAACTTAACATATAGAGAAGCTAGACAGTGGCTTATTGATCATGAAATTATTGGTGATAAAGCTAAAGCTAATGCGATAGGTTATCGTATTCCTACTCAGTCAATTGCATCTATATCTCCATTAAGATTTGTAGACGTGTTCCCTGAAATAATGGGTGATACTATCATGTTGCCAGAAGACTTTACTAAACTTACTGGTTCTGACTTCGATATTGATAAATTGTATGTAGCTAGATTTGCATATAATAAGAATGGTGTCAAGTTTAACAAAGGTAATTCTCTTAAGTATGACGAAGTGCGTAATTCTATAAAGAATGAAATGCTGGAAGCATATTTAAAGGTATTACTTACTAGAGATAATACTAACTCTCTTAAATTGTCTATTGATAATGCTACAGAGAATGTTAAGGAGGTACTTAGAGATATAGAAGGACCTAGTAGTTATCATCCTACTCCATTTGAAGTATATTCACCTACATATCAAGAAGCTAGAAAGGCTGAATATACTGGTGGTAAGGCTGGTATTGGACCTTTTGCCTTGAATAATGCTCATCACATTCTTACTTAGCTTACTAAACTTAGCATGGTTAGAGATGTGTTCACCAATACTCTAAATATATGGAATATAGGTGGTATATACGATACTCCAGTGGCAGGCATGAAGAAAGGTGGTAGAATACTTGACTGGTTATCAGCTATGATCAATGGTTTCGTAGATATTGCTAAAGACCCTTATATTGTAAGATTGAATGTTAATTCATGGACATACAATATGGTTTCTTTCTTGTTACGTACTGGTAAAGGTAAGCAGACATTCTACTTTGTTGCTCAACCCATTCTTAAAGAAATGGCAGAAGCTGTAATAAAGACTAAGGGTAAGTATGGTATAGATAGAACTAAAACTCCTACTCAGTTAGAAAATGAAGCAATTGAATCAGTACTTGATAAATATGATCCTACTAAGAAGTATAGGAAAAAATATGAGTTTATAAACGGCAATGAAAATTCAAGAGCTAACGAATATCAAGACTTGTTTAGTACATATCAGAAAGAAAATGGTGAATACACATCTAGAACAAGAGAGTTACTCAAGCTAAATAAAGAAGAAATAAGTAACTTTAACGAAGAATAGGTTCGTATATATTATGCTTGGAAAGCATTAAAACCATATGCTGATTCATTGGCTAATTTGGTTAAGTATTCTAAAGTAGATACTAAGAAAACTGGTAAGACATTTGCTGAACAACAAACATACTATAATGGTATGTGGGCAATGACAGAGGATGCTAATTTTGCAGATGGTGAAATTGAACGTTTCTATAATGAAACTTTTATTGCTAAAAAGACAGAAAACAGTATTCCGTTTGGTACTTCTATATTCAAGAACTTATTACTTAGAAACACTGATACTTTCTTAAGTAAGAAAGACATAATGTTATCATTACTTGGTAGAAAGAATAATGCTGATTCTAAACTACTTAATGCTCTTATTTCAGGAATGGAAGCTCAAATTAAGAGCGGGTTTTTTAACCAGTTTATATACCAAAATGGTATTGATATTCACAGTATGTTTACTGGAAAAATGTCAATGGCAAAACGTATCAATAACTTTAAATATGAAATACTAAAAGGTAATCCCAAACTAAGTAGATTTTTAAATAATGACGGTACTATAAGTAATGACTTTATAAATTATTTGATACCCAATATAGATTATAATGGTTTAGATTTCATTGATACTTCATCTTTACTTGATGCTGATCAATCACAAGCTAATAACTTGATAAACTACTGGAGAGAATTAATAGATGACCCAGAACCTAGAGTAAGCCAATTATTTAAAGATTTAGTAGTATATGCGTTCCTTACTTCAGGGGATAATCCTACTATGAACTCATTCTTCCAATATGTTCCAAATAGTTATAAAATATCAATGGGTTATACTGACTATATATAGACTAAATTAGATGAATTATCTAATGGAGTTGATCAATCTATAGTAAGAGATGACTTATTCTTAAATAACTGGCAAAATGATAAGCTAGTAAGACCAGTAGATCTGTATAACAATAAAGGAGTCAAATTATACTCTATATCGTTAAATGATTAGTCTGTAGTTCCTAATATCATATTAGGAGAAAGGTAGGATAAAACAGATAGACCTGCTATTAGACCTAGTAATTGGTTATCAATGACTTATGTTAATGATAAAGGTAAACTAATAGAAGGTAAATTCCCTATATTCTACCCGTATATTAAGATAAATGATGGCTTAGGGCGTACTCCAGCTAATTATCATGTATACTCTCTTATAGGTTATAAACAAGCAGCTGATCCAGAAACCAGACGTTTAAATTATATACCTATCTATGGATTAGTATCTAAGAAAGGATACAAATACAGAGGGCATACTGTAGTAGAATACGGTAAAGAATCTCAATTTGATTTTAATAAAGAAAGTGTATGGGATTACACTGAAGCTTTACAAAATCAGGAAGCATTAGCTGATATGGCAGATGATTATAGCAAACCTAACTGGTAGAATTCTGATATTCATTTGATTACAGATCTTCCTCCATATTAGAATATGAATTATGCTAAAGAGCAATAGGATATGAAATTTGAATGGGATCAGGATGATAAAGATGATAATGAACAAGGTGTAGTACTTAGCGAAGCTGAAGAAAGTAAAGAAGACTCTAAAAATCTTCTTTAGTTAGAGGCTGATCTTTTGTATAAGATGAAGGAATACCTGACCGAATTAAGCAAAGATAATACAGATTTAGCATCTAGTATAGATGATAAAATGGAAGAATTTACTCAATTGTTACGTAAAGAAAATCCAACTACTCCAGAAGAAGTGGAAGGTTTGATTAACAAATTTATATGTAATTTATAATATGAATAAATATTGTCCAAATAAAAATCTTCCCGAATGGAAGGAGTTAGTAGAGGTAGTAGGCGAAAATAAAGCCTACTACCTTTGGGATTAGAATAAAGGCAATGGATTAGATAAAGCTTCTAATGGAGAAGATTCTAAACTATTTTCAGACCTTTTAAGCTAGTTTGATAATAATCGTGAACAAGCTATCCTAGCAAAGGCTGAAACCTTTACAGAAGCTTTTAAAACACAATTATCAGATGAATTATCTAAACAAGTAGATGAAAATGGTGAGCTGTTAATTGAAGCTTACAATAAAAGAAATGAAGTTAAATAGGGTTCTTCTAATACTTTATTGGAATAGTTAGGAGAATTTGCGGATACTGTGGATGTAGTAAACTTCTTTATTAATCACAATGATGTAAAATCTCAAACTAAAGAACTTCTTAAGAAATTAAACAAAGCCAATAGACCATTTATTATCCGTGAAGGTCGTAAAGAAGGAGGAGTAAAAGCGTCATCTGGAGCTGCGTTATATTTGTATACAGATATTATTAAATCATCAACTACACAACAGAGTGCTGAAGACGTTGCACACGAGATGCTACATATATACTTAATGAAAGAATATGAAAATAACCCTGAATTCAAAACTACATTAGATACTTTACAAGAAAAATATAAGCAAAAATTAGGTAGTGAATGGTATGGATTAGGGGATGACGATAGGAGTGATGAATTTCTAAATGAATTTCTATCCAATTCATCTTTTAGAAGTGAATTAGAGAAACACGACAAAAACTTATTTCAACGTATATGGGAAGCGATATCTGGTGTAATTAAAGAGTTCTTTGGTAAAAATAATAACAGATTACCAAAAGATTTATTAGAATTGTAGACGTATACTATAAATTTGTTAAATAAAGTAAACTAGGGTGAAATAAGTATATACAGTATTAATGAATTTAAAGAAACGTACACAGGAAAAGAATTTAACAAGTTAGATAACAATCAATAGAAGTAGATAGACAAATTATATGATAAAATACAAAAAGGATTAAAAGATAGATTAAACGCAATTAAACATTATAATGTAAAAAATCCTAAAGTATGGAATCAAATATCTACAGTAATATCTCAATTATCTAGGTCTGAAACAGAACAAGGAATATTACAATTTGTTCAACATGTTAATGATACCATAGGTGATAGTATAAAGTTCTTATCTAAGCCAATAGAATAGATTAATGCTAAACAAATTAGATAGTTGTCTAATGACTACTTAGGATTTTACAAACCTCTTATTGATCAAATTCGATATGCAGTAGATACTACTGATATATTTAAAGAATTACCTGATTATGCTACTATAAAGTAGAATATAGCAGATATAGTATAGCAATTAACAGTAATTAATAATAGATTTACTAATATTCTTAAAGAAAAAGGTTATCAATTCTTACAAGAATATTTACAATCTAGAGCTGTACCACAAGACTATATAGATAAGACTATAGCTTGGCTTGATGATCCAAAACATGATACTAGTGTATTTATGAATTGGTTTGGTATGGCTACTAATAGCGATAATATGGTATTGCAAACTATAGCTAATATGTTATAGAATACTGTCAATAAGACAGATAGAGAAACATTGTAGGTAGGTACTGAATTAGTTAAGTAGCTGAATAAAGTAAAAGAGAAATACGGTAATGACGTTCAAAAATTACTATATGAGAAATATGACGACGGCACATATACTGGATTAAAGGTTACTCCTATCAATAAAGGGCAATTCAAAAGAGATTAGAAGGAATATCTAAATAATTTATCTAGTAAATTAGGAATACAAAAAGATGAGCATGACCAATACATAATGCCTGATGATGAAGATATTCAAAGAAAATGGTTTGATGGAGTTAATAAATTCTACTCTGATAGAGCTAATAGAAAGTATAAGCCAGAGTATTATTCAACTAGAAATAAAATGCTTTCTATGAAAACTAGGGATGCTATAAATGAGATTAATAACTATATTAATACTATAGTAGATCCTATTACAGTAGATGGAGTAGAATATGATAACTTATTATCAGAATCTGAATATAATTCATTAATTAGTTTACGTAGACAAAAAGCTCTACTATCTAATAGATATAATCTAGATGGTAGTATAAAAACAGGGGATGATTTAATCATAGCTAATGAGTTGCATTTCTTTAATGAAATAGTTCAATAGCATGTGAAGTATAAAACAGATAAAGAAAGCTATAATAGAGATAGAGCAAAAGTAGTAGCTAAGTATGGTGAAGGATCTACTCAACTATAGTTATGGGAATCAAGAAATTTAAAGAAATAGTACACTTAGGAATTCTACGATGAGTTAGATAGTTTAGGTAAAGTAGAACAATCTGAAGAATACAAAGAAGCTATAAAGAAACGTAGAGAATTTCAATAGCTATTTAAAGATCCTCGTACTGGTAAAATAGATTCTAATTTAATGTCAGACTCTGAGAAAAGGGAACTTTTGAAATTAGATTAGGATATTGCTAATCTATATACTTGGACAGAATAGATTGATACTGGGAAAAAATTTAGTGATATTGCTGAAGTAGTTCCAACAGAACAGTACTATAAAGATAGCTAGAATGCTAGAGAAGCTGGCACAGAAGCTTATAATGATTGGTTTAATAATAACCATTATGAGGATGGTAGAGGTCGTATGCATCCAGCTTCGTATTATACAGAATTAAAACCAAAAGATGAATTATTAGAAAAGTATACAGAGTATGCTCCAATAAGTAGATACTCTACTATAGATAGGCAATCAGATTGGTTTAATAAGGACTGGGATCCAGCTGGTCCTACTGTATAGCCTAATAAGAAATATTATGACAATACTAAAGCATATAAAGAAATAGTAGATAAACCTGAATTAAAGAAATTATATGACGATTTATCTGATACTATCAATAAGGCTAATAAGTATATATCATTCTTAACATTTGGTGATGATGGTAGAATGCCTCAAATACCTGCAAGATTTATGCAAGTATTAGGTAGAAAAGATAGCGTACTAAATGCTTTGAAATACATATTTGATGATGTAGCTGTTACTAGAGTAGATGATACTGATTATGTAGATGATTTTACTACTATGCCTAATGGCGATCCTATTAAAGTAATACCTACAAGATTTATAAATATGCTAGAAGATACCAATGAAATATCAACAGACGCTGTCGCATCTGTAATAGCTTATTATAATATGGCTGCTAATTATAATAATATGGTAGAACAATAGGATGATGTTGAATTATTACTCAATCTTCTAAAGAATATTCAAATTAGAACTAAGAAAGAACTAAAAACAGCAGGTTCAGCTAATGTATATAAACAAGCTTAGCTATTGGTTGATAGAATAATGTATGGTAGAAATAAAACTCCTATTACAGTAAATATATTAGATAAAGAGATAAATATAGGTAAAACATTGGATATAATACGAGGATTCGTTACTAAAGTAAACCTATCGGGTAACTTGTGGTCCATTGGTACTTCTTTCTTTACTGATGCTACCTATACTACTTTAGAAGCCAAAATGGGTAGATTCTTTGATACCAATGACCTTAAATTTGCTTCTAATGAATTTGCTAGATAGTTACCAGATATGATGGCTAATATTGGTAATCCAGTACCTAAAGGTAAATTGTCTTATTTGTTACAACTAAATCAAGTAGTAAAGGATAACAAAGAAATATTTGATAGACTAGACTAGAGTCAGGTATTAAGAGCTATAAATCAAAACTTCTGGTTTGCAGGTTATACTTAGTCTGATTATACTGTTAAGAGTCATACAGTTATTAGTATATATCACAGTTATAGATTTGTAGATGGAGAAGGTTTTATGACTAAACAGTAGTATATTAATAAATTTAATTCTAATAGTACTAAATTTGAGCAATTGCCTGTAACTTTATATGATGTATTTGCAGAAGATAAAGAAGGTAATATAAAGATATAGGATAGGTATAAACAGTATGTTAATGATAAGCTATAGAATGAAGTAAGAAATAGGATTAATATACTTACTTAGAGAATTGATGGTACTTTACGAGAAATAGATAAAGCGGCAGTACATGCTAACTCTATAGCTTCTTATATTGTATTACATCGTAACTTTATGATATCTGCACTGCATGATAGATTTAAGAAAAAATAGTTTAATCTTGATTTAGGAGTAGAAGAAGAAGGATATTATAGATCTACTAGTAAATTCTTAAAAAATGTTATAGGATAGAGACATTTTGCTATGACACAATTATTAGCAGACTATAATAACTTAAAAGATTATGAATAGTATGCTGTTAGAAGAGTTCTAAATGAATTAGTACTCATCGCAGCTTCTACTACTGTAGCTCTTGCTATGGCTACTATAGTAGATGGAGATGATGAGTATGATACATGGTTAACTTAGTCTATTACTTACTTAGCAATGCGTTCAGCATTTGAATTTAGAACTATGTATAATCCATTTGAATTTATTTCATT